ACATGTGAAGGGTTTTATGAGTTAGCTAGACTTGCAGTAGAACCACAGGACGAACATAATATAACATCATGGTTCTTATCTCGTGCAATCAAATTACTAGACCCTAAAGTTTTAGTCACAGCTGCAGAAGAAGACAAAGGTGGGACAATCTACAAAGCTACAAACTTCGAATACTATGGGTTGAAATATGACAGAGATTGGTACGAACCAGAAAAACCCTTTCATACATATTTAAAAATATTTGATAAAAATATACAATGTGAGTGGAAAAAGACTTGACATATACCAGTTCGGTAGTATACTAGTATAGTAATGAAAATAAAAGTGATTATATGATTTTAACCAAAAAAAGGTTTACAGAAGCAATTGAGACTCTTGTCTTACAAAAAGGATTAAACTACATTGATGCAATCGTGTATTATTGTGAGACTCAACATCTTGACCCAGAATCAGTAAAGAACTTAATTACTCCACCTCTTAAACAAAAGATAGAGAGTGATGCATTATCTTACAACTTATTAAAACCAAACACAAAGAAAGGAAAAGGTAAATTACCAATATGAAGAAATTTAATCGTACACCACAAAGACAAAAGGAATGGGATAGAAAACCAAAGAAACCATCTGGGCCACCACCATTTGATGTCTTAATGAGACGATTTAAGAAAAAGGTAGAGAGGGATGGTATCATTGCAGAGGTTCGTGAAAGACGATACTATGAAAAACCATGTGCAAAGAGACAAAAGAAAATGAATGGTTGGAAACGAAAGATTAAGATTGATAAGATTCGTGAAGAACAAGCATTGGAAGCTTACAAAAGAACCAATAGGTATTAATAGGTGGATGCAAGATTTGGATATGAATCATACAAATTATATCTAGGGATTAAACTACATTATAATTCAGATTATGATTTTAATAGATACAATGGAAAAGTTAGTGCATCATTTGAGAGTTATCTCAAAAGAAATGATAAGTTCCAGTTTGCAAAACTTAGGAAACAACACAATGGACAACTTAAGGATTTCTATATTGCAAACTTCATGTACAAGGATTTTTGGGTAGGAGATTTATTTGGTGAAGAAGCAAAACAAAACTATACAGAGTGGAAGAAGTATAACCAATCCCTTCTCTACTCTTTCGAGAAAGATATCAGACACCTTAACTCACTTGAAGGAAAACTGGACAATCTATTTGATAATAACGATTCTAGTCATCCTATCATTCTCCAGTGTCTTTTATCCAAATCCATATCTTTTGGAACAGGAGTATTACTTGATGCCCTTGTTGGATGGAGTTCCCGCGTAAAAATATCAGAACAATATGTTTGGGCCTGAGGTTAAACAGAGATTGCAAAAGACTCAAGGTTTTATCGGATACAATAACGATATATTGAAAAAGAAGGTATTAGAAATATATGACTCTTGAAACACATGAACCTACATTAGAAGAAATGATGGAAATTGATAATGCAATGTCGTATTTAAACCTCTCAGAGGGTCGTACTGCATACATTATAGGTAATGGTCAGTCTAGGATAGGATTAGACCTAACGACTCTTAATGGAGACATATGGGGGTGTAATGCACTATATCGTGACTATACACCAGACTATCTCACCATTATAGATGTCAGTATCATGGGTGAATGTTGTCAAGCAGGATATCCAAAATACAACAAATGTTATTTTTCTGGAGAATGGGAAGACCCATTAGGATTTGAAGAATACAATGTGATTAAAGGAACAATGGGTGTACCAGTAAGAGAGTGGATAGACCCAAGTCATTCTAAAGTGACTATGCATGGAAAGGGTAATGGGAATGTAGGTATCCTAGAAATGCAAGCAATAGGAATAGAGGATGACTATAAGATTTCAAAGATAGGTGGCCCAGTCGAAGACTACCATCTATTTGAGAATTGGTTCGCAGGTACTACTGCAGCTGCAATGGCATCTATGAACCATGACTACGATAATGTAGTTTTTGTTGGATTTGATTCTATTTGGAATTACGATTCGACTAAATATAATAACATCTATGCTGGAACTCGATGTTATGGGACAGAAGACGACCCAGAGAACAACAGACTTGTTGAGACTGGTGACCAAGGTTGGATATCCCAGACAGAACAACTAAAGATTTTAGTTGACAGATTCCAAAACATAGACTATTATATAATGAAGGACGAATTAAGTATATCTCCATTGGAAGGATACTTAGTTTGAATACAATAATAAAATGCAATACAATGCTAATACGAGGATAAAATTATGTCATTTCAAGACTTAAAAAAATCTAGAGGTGGATTCGACACCTTACAGAAATCACTAGAACAATCATCTAGTGGAACTGAAACTAAATCATACAATGATGACCGATACTGGAAAATCGACTTAGATAAGACTGGTAATGGTTATGCAGTTGTAAGATTCTTACCAGCATCACAGAACGAGGATATGCCTTGGGTTCAATACTTTGACCATGGTTTCCAAGGGCCAGGTGGATGGTACATTGAGAAGTCTTTAACGACTCTTAATGAGAAAGACCCAGTATCAGAACACAATACTGAATTGTGGAACTCTGGTCTTGAGTCAAACAAGGATATAGCAAGGAAACAGAAAAGAAGGTTGCACTATGTGTCAAACATTCTTGTAGTTTCTGACCCTACACATCCAGAGAATGAAGGTAAAGTATTCCTATTTAGATATGGGAAGAAAATCTTCGAAATGTTGAAAGACAAAATGCAACCACAGTTTCAAGATGAAACACCAGTAAATCCTTTTGATTTATGGGAAGGTGCAGACTTTAAAATCAAAGTTCGTAAAGTAGATGGATACTGGAACTATGATAAATCAGAGTTTGCAACTCCAAAACCATTATCAGATGATGAGGCACGAATGGAAGCAGTCTGGAATAGTCAACATTCATTAAAAGATGTTATTGGTGCAGACCAGTTTAAATCTTACGATGAACTGAAACAAAAACTCGACAGAGTTTTAGGAATGACAGCATCTACATCAACTGCAGCTTCGGTTGCATCTGATATGGACGATGTTGCATATCCAAGTCCAGAACCAACAGTTGCAGAACCTACTACTGTATCAACAGATGTAGAGGAAGATGAGTCACTCTCATATTTCCAAAAACTTGCAAATGATGTGTAAGGATTGTCAATTCCTAATCTATTTGAATTATAAATACATTATGCAGTAATAGAATTGACTTAGGGGGGCTGAGTAACCACTTGACTCAGAGAATGTACCAAGTAGGCTGGTTGAGGTTTGGGTACATACATCGTGGTAAGATATCAAATGCGGCAGTGTGATATCGGTTAGGTAGCGGGATATTATTTAATAGACGAGGGGCTAATCTAACATCTTTATATTATGGAAACTTCTTATGACAAAGCAATGGCATGGTGGGAAAGGTTCGAAACAACGCCCATCAGAAGGAACACTATACCAAGACAATTGGGAAAAGATATTTGGTAAGAAGAAACCAAAGGTTAAGTCACGCAAAGTGACACCTAAACATGGACAATCTCATGTCCATAAAGATAAATCAAAATACGATAGAAAGGATTTTAAGGTAGAGACAGATAAGCTCTATTAAGCATTAATGGAACACCAGTTGCAGCGTATGTTCTTCTTACATTAGTATTTGTAGTTGGACTTGATACAGTATTTACCACATTTACATTTGGTTGCATTTCTCCTTCTGCAACAGTCATATCAGCACCAGCACCAGCAGTTTGTGGTATAGTACCAAAGTTTAGATTGAAGTTATCAAAGTTTTTACCAATCTCATGACCTAATCTACCAAGAGCTTTTGCCTTATCAATAGTCAAATTATCTAAACCAGCAGATACCATATCTACACCATCACCTAGTTTTTCTAACTTACCACCAAGTTCTGCATCTGCAAATTTAATACCAGCAAGGTCTTTTAGTTGGTCAACACCACCTTCACCAAACATACTCTTAAGTAAACCATCTTTATTTTCTGGTAGTTCAAAATTCGACATTACACCTTTGATTTTCTCAATGTTAGTAACAAAGGTATCTACATCCATGTCTTCGAATGGTTTAACTTTCTCTGCAAATCCAGCTGCATCTGCACCTAAATCAGTTAATGGTGTAGCATCACCTTTAAAGAAGGCTAATACACCAGCAAATGAGTTTTTAACAGAAGGGCCAAACAATGCAGAGGTTTGTGCTGCAAAAGCATCAGTGTCAATACTTAAGAATCCACTACCATTGACTGCATTAGCAAACCCAGCTGCATCTTCACCTAGTTTTGTATATGGGGCTTCATCGCCAGGCAGTAGTGCAAGTAATCCAGCAATTGAATTCAACATAGATGTTCCAGCAAGTGCAGCTAGACCACCAGCAATCTTTATTAAATCAAGTTTTTCTAATCGTTGAAGGGCATCGGTAGCACCAGTCTCATCAAATTCTGCAAATCCTCTTGCAAACCCACGCATTATTTTGTAAATTAAAACTCCAGCACCTAATCCAACCATTGACATAAACGCTGCTATACCAGTACCAAGTAATCCAAGACCAACAGCTGCTAATGCAGATGCACTTACGAATGCAGTCATAGTAATAGGATTAAATACAGATGCAGTAGCACCTAATGCCATGGCACCAGCAGCTGCACCAAACAATCCATTACCATCATCATCAGTCTTTTTCTCTTTAAACCTTTTGTCTGGTGTACCATCCCTTTTTACTGGAACTTTACCTTCTTTTGCCCTTTGACGATTTATCCTTTCTTGTTCTTTCTTGGATAGTTTGACTTTTTTATTTTCGATTTTAACTCTTTCTTTGTGTTGTTTCTTACCTTCTTTCCACCCTCTTATAATATTTAAGAGTTGTAATGCACCTTGTTTTACTAGTTTAGTACCAAAGTTTACAATAGTACCAAGGAATGGTAAGTTACTCAATGCAGTTGCAGCTGGCCCCTAAGAATGCAGTTACTTTATCAAAGTCATTCCTTAAGTCACCCTTAAGTCCACCTATTGCACCCTTTAAACCTATTTCACCCTTTTGAGATTGTTCCTGTAAACTACCTTGTAGTCTATCAAGACCACCTAGAAAAGTTTTGTCTAATTTAGTTAATTCTCTACCAAACTTTTGTATCTCTAACATCCTATCGATGTCAAATTCTATCTGTTCTTGAGTAGTTGAGTCTTTTGCAGACAATCCACCAAACTGTTCTTGGAGTTGATTAAGTTGTTCTTGCTTCTCTCTAAGTCGTTTGAGTTCAGCATTTGCGGCAACACGAATATCAGCATCTTCTGAGTCATAACCAAGTTCCATAAGACCTTGTTTACTTATAACTTTTTGTGTATCTTCATCTGATAAATTAGATTCTTTGAGTGCTTTCTTAAGATTTCCAACACTATTCAAAGAGTCTTTGGATTTTAGATTTTCATTAAGTTGTCTAATACCTAAATTAATCTGAGATAACCATACACTTGCTTGTTCGTTGCTTATATCGTCTGCCATAATACTATTTATCTATTTGTCGTTGTTAGTGGAGTGTTCTTTTGCAGCTGAGTTGACATATAGTCCAAACCAAGCAGCTCCTGCTCCAACTAGAATACTGATAAGACCAGATTGTTCCATTGTTGGTGCTTCTAATCCTATGAACCACATTACTACATAGTATATTAAGAATATGTATACACTTAAGAATGCACGAGGCCATATTCTCCAACTATCTACTGCTCTTGCAGCGAATATCCATTTTTGCCATGGATTAGTCTTATCATCATGTGTTAACTCAAATATTTGTTGTTTGAGGTCATTGTTTTCGGTAACCATTTCCATAAACTTACTTAAGTCTATTTCAACTTCATTACGACTCATGTCACCACTGAATCTTTCTCTATTCTCAGACATTATACTCTCCTATTCTATCTGTTATCTGTTCTGTTGTTGTTTCATCTTCAATTCTTCATCTTCAAGATGAGACACTAGTAGAGAGACATATATCTCCCTTTCCCAAGGATGCATATCATCCAGTTCGGTCAATGACCAATTGTGGTGTTGAATTAAACCAAAGTTTGTCTGAATGTAATTTGCAAGTGTTTCATGAGAAAGGGCTAGACGAAAAAATTCTGAATTCCTTCTAGTTTTACCTCATTATGAGTACTACATTTACTACATTCAAACTCCACATTCTTTACCAGTTTTGGTAGTTCATTAAACCATTCCATCACATTATTGAATTGTTCAGTTGACAATTCGTTCATAAAATCATCTAATTCTTTTTCAGTAAAGTCACTTCTATTTTGAACTTCATCTGCATCAAATATTTGTACAATGCATTTATTCAACACTTTAAAGATGTTATCTGTATCGATATCTTCACCACTTTCATATAAATCTTGGATGTCTAGATAACTTGGTATTCTTAAAACTACACCTACAGTGTCAGTAATCTGCACTTTAGGTTCATTCATTTCACCAATTATTTTCATCCTATCGAATTCAATTTCGACTGGTGTTTTCTCTTCACATCCATTTTGTTGATTAACACATGGTAATAATACTTTAGTTGATTCACCTACAGATTTCATTCTGATTTGTATAAACAACCATTCTAAATCTGTATTAGATAATTTCTCAACTGTCCAATTATCATCTTGTAGTTCTGAACATGACCTTATTAACATCATCATACCATTTGATATTGCTTTCGGTGTTCCATCTTCTAATGTCTGTAACAATATTTTTTGTTCCTTGACATTAAAGGTCGGTACTTTGCTTCAATACCAGATACAGGTAGTTTACAAAAATACTCTACAGTATTTAATTTAGGTAATGCCATAATATACTCCTATTGATTATCCGAAGATTTTGTCTTCAATTTTACCTTTAATTTTATTTGAGAATTTACTTAAATGTTTATCCATGAAACCCATAAACAGGTTAGATGGTTTAGAATTAGTAAACTCTCCATGCCAGTATCTATATCGAAACTGTGCATTAAATTTTGTTATATCTCCATTTTCATTTCCAAGATTAACTACACCTAGTTGTACAGGAAATGCATCGGTCATGACACACCTATAGTTAACATTATCTTGTTTGTCTAATGCCTCAACCATGATAATACCAGTGTAATCATCATGAAATCTACTATGGAAATTACCTTCTGCATTTCCATTTATAGTAGACATCCACAATTCAATTAATTCTCTATCTTCAAAACTATTATCTAGTAAGAATGAACAATCAAATGCATCATATTGTGGTTTATGTGGTATTGCTCTCTTAGGGCCATATTCTGATTCTTCTACTGTAAAGAAACCTTTGCCAGGCAATGTTGCAGATTCACATTTAATACCTCTGATACTAAGACCACCATTCTTTGCACCAGTACCAAACATTGCAACATTGTATCTATTACCTCGTTGTAAATTATCTATTTGTGCCTTAAATCTTTCTAATTTCATGCCATTTTTTTCCTACTTTCTTTCCAAACTGCATCCATACTTGATTTCTTGAATGACTCTGTTGGTAAAAATATTGCAATTTCCCAATCTGCACTATCTACCTTTGCAAATGTACTTCTTACATGTGAAGATAGATAATGTTTGTAACATGCTTTATAAAATGGTTTACCTCTTATTTGTTTAAGTAAATCATATGTCAATCTAAATCTTGTTGTCTCATCATATTTATCATTATTTGTTGTATCATATAATGCATCTAAAAACTGAGCTCGTAATGAGTGAGGTAAATAATGCAGATTCAATCCATAAAATCCACCTTTAGCAGGTTCTACTGGTATACACAAGGGAAACCTATCATAATAAGGTAAGGTTTTTTTGTGTTTTGGGTCGTACATATACATGTACATATCACCAAAGATTTGTCTTTTTCGTTGAGTTGCATCCCTCAGTAGTTCTTGTCTACTTACACCTTTAATTGTGGATACTCTTTGTTTGAACCATCTCATAGACTCTTTAGTCCTTGCTTGGATACCACCACGAAACGCTTCTCTTTCTAATCTGTCAAATAGTTTACCTGCCATATATGTATTTATACCACATTGACAAGTAGGTACATTTTTTTGTATAATATATGTATAGAGTGAGTTAACAAAGGAGAAAATGAGACACCACGAAAACTACCAAGAAATCGAAAAGAATTTTAACAAGGTTGTTAAGACTGATAGCACTGTAGAGTTCATCTACAAAGGGTTTATCTTACATAGAAAGAGAGACGCTGGTTGGGGTTATACTTACTACGATATACACAATGAGTTCAATCCAATGTTTGCACAATCTCAAATCAAAGGCCCTAAATTGTGGGGTGATGATATGAAAGATGCAAAAAGAGCTGTTGATGAGTTAATTCAACTTGCATGTGGTGAAAGAAGTGACTACAGTTTAATACAAGATTTTGACTTCGATGTAGTAGAAAGAATTTGGGGATAATATTTTAATAAGTGAGGTATGAGGAAAAATGACATAGAATAAAGTAACGGCGAGTTAGTCTCTAGATGTCGAAAGAGACACGACCCCACCTTGGGTAGATATTGAAGGTTCGCAACCTTCCCCAGAGGTGGGTTTTAAAAACCCAGAATGAAACATAAGAACCCTCTGGGTTTTTTATTATATAATAGACAATACTACATATATCAATAAGGATACAGTTCCAAGAAAACTTGCACCAAGAATCAATCCAGTAATAAAGATGTTCATAGGTGTAGGGTCAAAGTCTTCCTTAGTACCCAATCCCAATAATAGTTTTAATATAATCATTTCGGTACTAAGTGGTCTTCTGTTAATATTCTAAATTTATATCCTCTATCCAGACAATACTCTCTAGCTGCATCCCATTTACATTCATTGATTGCATAAGTTCTTGCCTCACGAAGATACTTACCATAGTGTTTACCTTTCTTACTAGGTCGTTTACATTGTGACTTAGGTTTGACCTCTATTATCTCTTGAATCATCTTACCATCATATTGTTTGTATTTAATCCAGAAGTCTGGGTAATATCGATGGACTTTATTGTCAATAGAACGATAAGGTATCACAATCTCTTCACTACTCCATTCTAGAATAGAATCATTCTTATCACAATACTTCATAAACCTCAATTCCCACATAGAACGATATATGACTTTTGTGGGGTCACCTTTATACTTTTTATATTGTTTTGGTTTGAATCTTCCCTTGTAACTCATATAAATACCTTATACATAACTAAATCTATAGAGAGTATTTATATGAAATTTTTTAAGAATCTTAAAGAGTCTATATTAGGGTCAATAAAGGAAGACTTGAATTCTGCATTGGGTGGAAAACAAGCACTATTTAATTCTAAGATAGCAGGTGCATTAGATGACCTTATTGCAATGAAAACAGGTATCAATATATCTAATATACCATCAAAGGTTACTCAAGAAGCTGCAATTGCATCTGAAGCTAGAAGAAAAAAGATTAAGAATCCAGATGAAAGAGTTAATGAAGATGGTTCAAGAGTGACACCATCTAATAGATTATTGTTAAGATTTCCAACCTCTAATGATAGATTTATTGACAATTGGATTAGTTTCAGAACAATACCAAGAAACTTTGACCAAGAACACATGGCAGGTAATGCATATGATGTAGATGAGAATGCACATGGTATAAACATGGATGCACCAGAAGGTGGTTTTGGTGGGAAAAAGTGGACTGCAGCCCAGAAAGAATGTACTATTATGTTATACTTTCCTAACAATGTAAAAGACACCATAAGTGTAGATTACGAGACCAAAGATATCGGATTAGGAGAGTCAGTATTAAATGAAATAATGTCTTCTGGGGGAGGCCTTATTGGGGGACTTGACCCAGTAAGGGAAGGTTTTAGAGGTATGAAAGAAAGTATGCTCAATGCAACTGCACAACAAGAAGGTGTTGCAGTTGCAAATCCTAAGTTTTTAAACTATTCTGGGGTCGGAATGAGAGAACATACTTATTCATTCTCATTAAATCCATATAATGAAGCTGATGCAGAGGAAATAACAGATGTTATTTACTGGTTTAAATTAATGTCACTACCAATGTCATCTAATAAAAACCCTAGAATATCAATATTACCAGCAGAATGGGAGATTAACTTCAAAGGCCCTATATTAGGTCACATAGAACATCCACAGAATTGTTTCTTAAGTACTGTAGATGTCGATTATTCTGGTGGTAAAGATATGTCATTTATTGAGTCTGCTGGTGCAGATGCAAGAACTAGAGAAGATATAGACGAAGGAAAGGTCAATGTAGGTGATATTGATAAAAAGAATCTAAAAGTACAACATTACCCAAATGGTATTAATTTAACTCTTACTTTTAAAGAAATATTGAACATCGATAGACTTAGATATGTCGGTAGAGTAGCAGCTGTAGCTAGAGGTAAAAGTCAAGATACTATGTCTGAGTTAGAAAACTTTGAATTGGGTAGAGGTAATAGACTTGGAGAACAAGCATCTAAAGCTGCAGAAAAAGCTGCAACAGAGGCTGCAGAACCAGTTAAACCAAGACCTAAATTAAATACCACTTCTTCTATGTCTAGAGTTAGGTCTCGAGGTCAAATAAATGAGTGGAATAAAAAATATGGTGCAACTCACAACCCAGATGGTTCACCAAGAAATGCACAGGGTAATACACCAAGAGGAACATAATGCCAGAACAATATTTTAAACATTTTCCAACCATTGATTTCGACCTTAAGAACGATGGTAATTTAATTCAAGCAAAGGATATCTTTCGTAGTATTCGTGTTCAAAGTAATTCAGATGAAGGTATTACAGGGTATGAATTCTATCAGATACAAGACCAAGATAGACCAGATGTAACTGCATCCAAGTTATATGGTGATGCAACCTTATATTGGTTATTCTGGATGGTTAATCCACATCTTGCAGTACATAATGATTGGCCCAAGTCTCAGAGAGTACTAGAGAAATTCATTAAAAGAAAGTATTCTGGTAAAGCATTAGTGAGTCAACAGCAGTCGGACATCGTACTCAGTTCGGACAGCAAATTTCTGCAAGGGGAAAAGGTAGTAGGTTCTACCAGTTCGGCCTTCGGATTCGTCACTAACATAGACCCAACCAATAAACAACTAGTATTAAACGATATACAAGGCAACTTCGTAGTAGGAGAAACAGTCACAGGTAGCAACAGCTCGAAGAGTTTCACTATTAATTCGGTTCGGAATTTTTCAGACTCACCACATCATTACGAGGACTCAGAGGGTAATAAAACTACCATAAGTACAGGTAATACACCAGTAACTAACCACGACTTCGAGCAAAAGTTTAATGACGATAAAAGAAACATCAGATACATCAAACCAGAGTATACCTCACAACTACTCAGAGAGTTTAAATCCTTCATAAGGTCTTAATATGGCACAATCAATAGGTAATAATCAACCTAATTCTTATAGGTTAATCAGTGTAGTTATCAGTAATCAAGAGGGTAATCAGATAGATGTAAGTAACCTTGTAGACTCTTTTAGTATTACTGAGAGTATCTATCAGATGTTCCTTACAGGTAGTATTACGATTGCAGACAATATTAATGTATTTAATCGATTAAATATTACTGGTCAAGAATATATTCGAATACATTTCAGTGGTGTACAGGGTAATGAGGAAGAAGTACCAGAAGACGAACAAATAAATCAAGTATTTCGTGTATTTAATGTCTCTACTTACCTTAGAGATACCTCAGAAGACCTCTCAAGGACTCTTTATCAGTTAGATTTCTGTTCTCCTTTATTATATGAGGCAAGAACTAAGAGACTATCCAGAGTATTTAGAGGTAAATCTGGGGATATATTAAATAAAATATGTAAGGAAGAATTAAATTTCGTTGAGACTGAGAGTGATGGAAAGTTCTTGAAACCGCGTGTGAAGGGGGGGGCAGGAACTCGGTAACTTCTTCTCAGTATTCGATAGTAATGTGGGAGATGTCTCTGGGTTTCTCTGTCCTAATTGGAGTATCTATAAGACCTTAGAGTGGTTGAGAGACCACACCAGTGCTGATGACAGTCATCCTTATGGGGATTCTTACTACTTCTATCAGACTGCTCTAAGTGGGTTTAGGTTCTGTAATATAGATACCATGCAAACTATCGTGTATCTGGATGGTGCAGTAGAGTTTAGTCCCAGAGATAGTTCAGTAGAGCTCTCTCAGAACTATGACTACTCTAAGGGTGTAGGTAATGATATCCTATCCTACAATAAAGAGAACCTCTATGATACCCTTCTGGGTCATTCTGGGGGTTTATATGCAGGCACAGTGCATTCTTACGACACAATCAACAAACAAATCACAGTTATCCCTAGTCAGTTTACTCAACAGTTTGAACTAGAGGATAAGAACTATAAGAAAGGTCTTGCAGTTGCACCACCCTTTAGACTAGGTGCAGAGAACATTAGAGTACCAGACGATGGAGCCGCTGAGGGAGAGGTGATGGGAGTAGCTCCTACTGCATTGAATGGAGACCCTATTACAGAAAGGTTTGGAGCGGCTATCTCTTTTGATTATAATGTACCACATACCTTTAGTAATAAAGCAGAAGCTGATGGGAATAGTATAACAAGTGGTGGAAGCCATGTCAAGTTTAATAGAGGTAGAGTAGAGAGGTTATTCGAACTGAATAGAGTTAATCTCCAGATATCTGGTAGAACCAATATAAGTGCTGGTATGGTCATCCATGTAGATATACCACAACCCACTACAGTAGGTGGAGAGAGAGACGAACTACAACATAATGGTAAGTTACTCGTAGAGAGTATTACATGGACAGGGACAAGAGATGGCTTAGAATTACAACTCTCATGCACCACAGATGGACACCAAGTTAATCCAGACACCTTCGAGGGTATGGAAGCAGACTCACAATACTAAAGGACAGTGTTTTGGGACTCCTAGACTTATTTTGGGCGGGCATTGCTACCCCCTATAATGTCTTGGGCAGTTTTTCCTAGGAAAAGCTATTTTATTATGATGGGACTCCTAGATATTCTTCTGGGACTCCTATAAATAACAATAAGAGGAAATAATATGATTAAGAATATAATAGACTCACATAGAAGAATGTTAATCGATTTGATGGACATTACTGGTATGGATGAATATACCTTATCATGGTTTTGTTTTATGAAAGGTGTAATCTTTACATCTATTATAGTATGGATGTTTTAAAATATTATGACTAATTGGATATATAATAAACTAGCACCACATGCTCTAAGGTTTAGAGAGTGGTCTAAAGATAAATTATGGGTGCAAATACTCATGGGACTCCTAGTCTTATGGATGATGGGGATATTTAATCCCTATTGGTGTGTTTACCCAGTGTGTTGGATATAAATTATGATTAGAACTTTATTAGGTGCAAAGATACATGGTTGTATCTGCACCGATGTAGACTTAGACTACGAAGGTAGTATATTAATTGACGAAAACTGGATGGATGAGGTGGGACTCCTAGTCCATGAACAGGTAGATGTATATAATAAAACAAATGGTAACCGACATACGACATATGTCCTACCATTACCAAGAGGTTCAAATGAGGTATCAGTCAATGGTGCTGGTGCCCATTTAACCGATGTAGGTGATGAACTGATTATTTGTTCTTATGTACAGTATGATGAGAATAATGAGACTCTTCCATCTAAATCATACACCGAAAATAAAAATAATCGACCCTAAAGACCGACTTTATAGGGAACTATTGGGATTGACATGAGTAATACAGTAATATTCTTTCATATGTTAGTATTAGTACCTATGGTGTACTTTATATGGAAGGATGGATATAAAAAAGGGTTAAAAGAGAAGGAAAATGATAGGTTTTACAGGATTAAGTAGTAATTTTTACACTGGAGTGGTCGAAGACCGACATGACCCACTATATTTGGGTCGAGTTCGTGTCCGAGTCTATGGTTTACACACCGATGACAAACTTTTAATACCGACTCCAGACCTTCCATGGTCTGATATCCTTATGCCGACCACTTCTCCGAGTCTTTCTGGACTTGGTTTGTCTCCTCATGGACTGGTAGAAGGTTCTACAGTCATGGGATTCTTCCGAGATGAGAAGATATGCAAGATTTTGTCGTTATGGGTAGTCTTTTTGGACGACCAAACGACTCTTATAAGATACCGAACAATGATGTAACCAAAAAAATAAGCCGTAGTGCCGATGAAGGTTTCAACGACCCCAGACGAGGGACTCAAACTGACTATGAAACAAGTAGTGATAAACCTGCCAATGGTAGAAACTTTAGTTTAATAGGTGCATTAGACACTGCACCACTGGGAAGACCGACTTTAACCTTAAATAACCCAGTTGATGGAAAAGGTACGACTATAGAACCGAAAGAATCTGGTGAAAGGTATCCTAGAGTCTCATATTCCTCAGAATCTAAGTCTGATGTCAATGAAAATGCAATTACTGGGTCAAGTGCAACCTATCCGAATGATGTTATTATAAAACATGAAGGTACATCAGTCAAAGAACCGACTCGTTTAAGTGTTTCTCCTAGTTATCCATTTAATAAAATGATTGAGAGTGAATCTGGTCATGTTTTAGAACTAGATGATACTCCAAATGCAGAAAGAATACATTTATATCACCGAACTGGTAGTAGAATAGAATTTCTCCGAGATGGTGACATGACTATGAAGGTTGCAAATAATAATTACGAAATAATATTAAAAGATAAAAAAGTATTAATAGCTGGTAGTGCAGATATTGAATTATCTAATGGTAATTATAATATAAATGCATATAAAGGTAAATCAGAAGATGGTGGTTCAATTAAATTCACTGCACATGGTGGAAATATTGATTTAACTACAACTAATCCAGATAAAGCAATTAGAATAAAAGGTAAAGTATCATTAAATGGTACTGCATTTGATTAATGTCCGAAGAAAATAAAAAATCAGTTGCAGTCGACTGTCCAGAAGTATTAATTCCAAGTGCCGATGACCTAGAAAAAATAATAATAGAGATAGGTAATACTTATGGATGGGAATATATTAAACCCATCGAAGAATTATTAGGTGCATTTCCTTTATCTCATACTTGGCCCAAAGATTTAGACATTCCAGAACTAGAATGGGAAGGTAAAATACAAGCTATCATCGAAGAATTTAAATTATATCCGATGGTAAAGATTGCAGAGTTTCTTGCAGTACCATTAGAGTTTGTTGTTCCACCATTTGGAATAACAGTAGACTGTAAAAAACTATTTGAAGACCCTGGCTATAAGGCAGAACTCCTTCAAGAGTTAGAAGAGAGTCTAGGTTTAGATGCAATAGACTCACTTATGGAAACTTTTAGTGCAGAGAATTGGAATGGTGAGTTTGGTATTGATAGTCCTCAGATTAAATTATCTAAAGCATGGAAAGAAATGATTGAGGAGATTAAAAAAATAGTAATGACTGGTGGATTTAGTGCAATAGGAAAACTATTAGATAAAGAACCATTAAAAACTATTATAGAAACTTTACCAGACCCTATAGGATTCTTCTTAGAATTAATTGCATCCTTTCCTAAAGGTGGATATGAGTTTGATGCAGATACATTATTTAGAAAGTTAAGAGAACAAGCAGAGAAAGAAGGATTAGAATTAATTGAGTTATTAAAACAAACAGAAATACCTTTTGTATCAGAAATACCAGCAGAGATGTTAGGACTGGAAGATGTCTTACCAGAGACCCTAGGTGATTTAATTGACTTAGATAAAAGAGAGAAAAAAGAAATAAACTTTCCTAGGTGGGATGAACAAAGATTATTTGAAAGGTTTAAAACATTTATAAAAGACCTACCTCAAATATTATTTGAAGCTTGTCTTGCAAAACTTACTGAACTTATTAAATTCTTTATACCAGTAGAAATACCAATACCATTTACTCTATGTACATTCTTAACAGTAATTGGTTTCCCAAAACAAATAGATGTTGTAGAACTAGTCGTTGAAGGTGCATAAATACTATTATGAGTGACAATTATCTACAAAACAAAAACAAGATTACTGCACGACAGTGGTATACAGATATGGATTTAAATATCACACCACACCCTTCGTCTGGTGATTTAGTTTTGAAACAAGATAAAGAAGCAGTAAAAAGGTCAGTAAGAAATATCATGTTGACCAACAATTTTGAGAGACCTTTCAAACCAAACTTTGGTGCAAATCTTAGGGGACTCCTATTTGAACTTGCAGACGACATGACAAAAACAGAAATAAGAAATCAAATAATTGATGCATTAACAATGTTAGAACCTAGAGTTAGAGTAGAAGAAATATATCTAACTAACAGTAGGAATAACACTATGCATGTCAATCTTCATTATGGTGTTGTAGGTGTTAAAGAACCACAAGAATTAGAAGTAATATTACAGAGAGTAAGATAATGGCAACAGTAAAAAGTTCACAAGTCAATATCACCGATTTAGATTTCGATGATATTGCATCAAATTTAAAAGAATATCTTAAGGGTCAATCAACTCTTAAAGACTACAACTTTGAAGGAAGTAATATTAGTTTATTAATAGACCTTCTTGCATACAGTTCACATGTATCAGCTTTCAATGCAAACATGGTTGCATCTGAGTTGTTCTTGGATACTGCACAAATAAGAAAGAATGTAGTTTCTCGTGCAAAAGAAATTGGATATACTCCAACTAGTGCAACTGCCTCTATGGCAACAATAGATTTACAGGTAAACAATCCTTTGATTGGTGGAGAAGTTCCAACATCATTAACTCTTAATAGAGGACACAAATTTAAAACGACTTATGATGGATTCGTATTTCCATATGTTCTTTTAGAATCACAAACAATATCTCCATTAAATGGTGTATTTAAATTCGAAAATCTTGAGTTATATCAAGGAACAATGAACTCTGATATCTTTGCATACAATGGACAAATACAGAACCAAAGATTTTCATTATCAGAAGAGTTAGTTGATACAACAAGTATTACAGTTACAGTATCATCAACAGGTGGTTCTACTTCTTCTTGGTCACAATCAGTAGATATTAGTTCAGTGGACAAAGATAGTAAAGTATGGTATGTTCAAGAAAATGACCAAGGACTATTTGAAGTATATTTTGGTGATGGTATTATTAGTGCAGAACCTTTAGATGGTGATACAATAACTATATCATACTTAGTAACAAATGCAACCCATACAGAAGGTGCAAATGTATTCTCAATGACCGATTCAATTGGTGGTAATTCAGATGTAACTTTAATTAATAAAACTGCATCATCTGGTGGTAAGGATAAAGAAGGAATTGAATCAATAAGATTTGCAGCCTCTAAATTCTATACCTCACAAAACAGATTAGTAACAGTAGATGATTATAAATCTAAATTGCAAACCCTATATCCTGGCGCAGATTCTATATCAGTCTGGGGTGGTGAAGATAACAATCCACCACAATATGGAAAGATATTCATTGCAATTAAACCTTCACAAAATGTAAATAAATTAACCTCATCTGAAAAAACTTTATTAAGAGACAAGATGAGAAGACTAAATATGTTAACAGTCAGACCAGAAATAATTGATGCAGATATTATAGATATCCTAGTGACAACTACATTTAAGTTCAATCCTAGAGCAACAACTAAAACTGTCTCTGAACTAGAAACACTTGTAAGAGCTGCAATCATTACACATGACAGTACTTACCTAAGTGGGTTTGATAGTATCTTTAGGCACTCAGTTCTAGCAAAAGACATAGACAGTGCAGAATCTTCGATTCTTTCGAATATTACAACTGTCAAACTTAGAAAAACTGTGACTCCTACTTTTGGTCAATCCAAAGGATATGAGGTAGATTATGGAGAAGGTAATGGATTTTATAATCCACATACAGGACATAACAAACATGGTGGTGGTATTTTAGAAACTACAGGTTTCAAAGTATCTGGATTCACCGAGATATTCTATTTTGATGATGATGGAGAAAGTAATCTAAGACGATATTCTCTAAGTGGTTCAACAAGAGTTTATGCAGATTCCCAAGCAGGGATAGTAGACTATTCAAATGGTAAAATAACAGTAAATGGTATTAACATTATAGAAACAGATAATACCGATGACACAATTCACTTTACAGTGAATCCGAATTCATATGACAGTGTTGCATATAGAAGTAATCTTCTAGACATCAACTCGTCATTGATAAAGGTAACTGGTGCAACAGACACCATTGCCTCTGGTGATACGAGTGCTGGGGTGGGATATACATCCTCATCTAGTTACTCCTAAACTATGATTCGTGTATATGCACGAAGTAACATTCCCACATGTTGTGGGTTTTTAACATGCTAATTTAGAGAGGAAATAAAAATGGCAGATAAAAAAGTAACAGCATTGTCCGACTTAGGGACAGGCATCGCAGGTGAAGACTTGCTTCATGTTATTGACGACCCTTCTGGTACTCCAGTAAACAAAAAGGTTACAGTCAGTAATGTTTTAAATAACCTTCCAGACTACCTTGGTTTTGCACAATCAGCTGAAGCTGTAACATTCAGTTCAAACGCTGCAACTGCAACAGTAGGTAAGTTCGGACATTATATAACTTCAAGTTCAAGTGGAACTGATATCCTAACTTTAGGAAATGGTTCAACAGGTCAAGTTAAATATTTTTGTCTAGTATCCGATGGTGGTGCTAATGCAAGAATAACTCCATCTGGTACTTTTACTGGTGGTTCATATGTGCAACTTGATACAGCTGGTGACAGTGTACAAATGTTGTACACAGGTTCAACTTATGGTTGGGTTGTTATTGGTGGTAATTCTTACACTATTGCATAAGGATAATTAGTAATGCCAATTCTCAATGACAGGATAGTAGACCAGATTGATGAACTCTTACCAGAGTATGTCAACGAGGAAGGACAAGGACTCAAAAAGTTCATGTCTGCATACTTCGACTTTCTTGAGAAAGGTATTCTTATCTTTGAACAAGGTACAGACCTTGAGACAATAGGATTAGAAGATGGAGAGGGTTCAGTCTTACAAGAAACTGCAACCTTCTCTCCATCACCTTTAGATAAAGCAAAATTCTTGTACGAACAAAATTCTTTAGGAACTACACAAACTGGTTCTTGGGAAATAGGTGAATATGTAGTTGGGTCAACATCTGGTGCAACTGCAAGAATAGATGTTATAGGAAATACATCTAATAAACTTTATTGTGAAATATTTACCGAGTCACAATTCTTACTTGGTGAAACAATCGTTGGTCAGAACAGTAATTACACTGCAAAGGTTAATTCCTTTGAGGGTGGTGCATTGTTCGCTGCAAACAATCTGTTAGACTATGCAGATGTAGATAAGACAACAGGAGACTTTTTAGAATACTTCCGAAAAGACTTCATGCCTTCGATTGATACAAAAATAATTGCAGATAAAAGATTACTTGCAAAACACATTAATAATATCTATCTTGCAAAAGGTAGTATGGCATCATATGATTTCTTGTTTAGAGTATTATATGGTGAGGACATAGAAATTGCATATCCTAGAGATAACATTGTAAAACCATCTGAATCCAAATGGACAGAATCAACAGTATTACATTTATTCTCAGAAAAAAATCTACTCGAATATGCAAAAGGAAAAATTGTAAAAAGAGAACAAGGTAGAGTAGTAACAAATATACAAGCAGACACAATCACCAGAGTAACTTCTGGAGAAGGAGATAATGTTTACCGAGTGGTAATCATGGAGCCTTACATAGGTTCACTAGACATTGGTGATAAGATAGAATTACAATCAAGAGAAACAGAACTTAAGTTTCATAATGCAGTAGTAAGAGGTATAGTCTCAGACCTTGACGAAGACAATAGTAATGTCATGGTCAGACTTGAGTCTGGAACTGGAACAGGATTCTTCTCATCTGAATCAGATGATACTGAAGCATTCCAATTAGAAACTGAAACAGACAATGTAAATCCAGATGTCAATAATCTCTCTTATTAGAAGAAGGAACACAGGTAGACAATAGTAATAACGAAGTCCATGGTAGAACACCAATCTTAGTTAGAGAAACAGTAAACACACCTTTAACAGAAGCTGTAATTGGTGGTGCAATGAAGTCCGAAGAAAATTCAAAAGGGTCATTGTATTCTATATCAGAAAATGTTACAGTTAATTTACCACAATCAGAAATTGGTGTAGGTCAATTTGCAAAAACACTTGTAGGTAATATTGAAGATGGTAAGGTAGAAAAGGTTTTAGTAGACCCATCACAAAGAGGTACAGGATACGAAGATGGTGACTTAGTTGTATTTGATAATACAGGAAGTGGTGGAACACTTTCATTGGGTGAGGTTACTTCTATATCTGGTGATATACTTTTAGAAAGTGGAACTACATTTGGTTCATTTGAATTCACTGCAACAGGTGGACAAACTACATTCTCTGGAAAAGATAATCATAATAATCTTTTAGTTTATGATGCAGAAAAAATATTAGTAAGAGTTAAAAGAGCAGCTGCAACACAGAACATAACTGCACAAGGTGGTAATGTTTCATTCTCAGTATTTGAAGAAGTACGAGGAGCTGCAAACATAGGTCTCAATGGAAACTCTATTGTCTTTATAGGAACTTATGCACAGAATGGACATGCAAATTATGTTGGTAACGCAGGAACAGTGATAGAAGTATTTGCAGACCCAGAAGAAACAACTTTAATTTTAGAAGATGGATTGCAGTCAACAGGAGAGAACAAAGTACTCTTTGACCAATCTGGTGCAAACCCAACAGGTGCAATATCAAGAGTTAGAATGTTAACTAGTGGTGTAGGATATCAATCCCTTCCACAAGCATTTGTTGGTGGTGAAGTTTTCTACTCAGAAGAAACAACACCTAATTTTACTATTGGTGAAACAGTAACATCTGGAACAACAACAGGAAGATTAGTTGACCACGATAAAGGTGCAAACAAACTTATCATTGCAAAACTACAAACTACAACCGACACTACAACATTTAGTGTAGGTAATACAGTTACAGGTGCAGCTTCTGGTGCAACTGCAACAGTCAAACAAAATAGTTTTACTACAGGTGTTGGTGCAAAACTTTTACCTTATGGTGATAAGATTGGTTCAATAGGACAACTAAGAATTATAGAAGAAGGTAATCACTTTGATAAATCTTCTGGTATACCAGACTTTAGAAATCATTTTATTTATGGTAGAGCATCTGGTATTCCAGTAGTTGATACCACAGTTACAGGTGCAGCTTCTGGTGCAACAGGTACAATTAAGATTGTAGATGGTGATAAAAACCTTGTAAGTATTGAACCTACACAAGGTATGTTTAGAAAGGGTGAAACTGTAACTGCATCCGATGGTAAAACATTCCAGATATTAGAAGGTAACCCAGCAACAGTAGGTGCAAAAAATAATTCAATTAGTAAAGTAGATGGTAACTATACAAGTGATGTAGGTTTCCCATCTGTAACTGCACAAAGAATACAGGATTCAAAATTCTACCAAGACTTTTCATATGTAATTAAAGTTGGTCAAAGTATTAACAACTATCGTTCAGTTGTACAACAATTATTAAACCCAGCAGGTACAATATTCTTTGGAGAAGTTGCAATTGTTAATAATCTAGATGGTAGTGCAGAAGCTTACAGAACAGGTTCTAACGATGATGGGTTCGATGGTGACAGAGTTACAAGGTCATTTGTACCAACACTTTATATTGGTTCTAAGATTGACCCAGCAAAAGTTATTCTAGAAGAAGGAACAGTTGCATCTGGAGAAGAAGATGTATTCTATGCAGAAGAACAAAACATAATTTATGAAGACAACTCTGGTGTTGTAGTAACTGAAAGATTCCTTGCAGATGATAAGTTACAATTAACATTAAGTACAACTGATATGGCACCAGCTGGTTCAACTGCATTTACAGTTGGAGAAACAGTATCACAGAATTTATTCAAAACACAAAGTGGAGACATTGCAACAATCACAGGTAGAGTCGTATCTAAATCTGGAAATACATTAATTATTGACAACATTATTCCAGACCATACTGCAATGAAACAATTAACTTCCGAAGGTGGAAGAGCAGGTGTCTTTGGTTTGTTTAAAGAGACACATGGTGATTGGAAAACAGACCAATCAGATACAGATATAGAATTTGTCCATGGTATTGTTGGTTCATCTTCTGGTAAGAAAGCAATTGTTAATACAGTAGTAGATGCAAGTACTAAGACAGACCAAGGTTCTGGACAAGCATTTATTATAGGACAGGATATTACAGAATCAGATGTTGGATTGTATGATAGGATTATTCGTGCAAATGTAACTGCACATGGTCATGAGGTTGTAAAAGAATTAGAGATAATGCCTCACTATGCACATACCAGAATCTATTATAACACTTTAGACAATGCATTGTCAATAGGTCAAAATGTAAAAGGTGCATCTTCTGGTAAGTTAGGTCGTGTTATGGAACACGATACAGTTAATAAGTTTATTATTGTATGGGAAGGTGCAGATTTACTTGGTGCAAACTTAGGAAGTTTTACAACTGAGGCAATCACAAACGAATCTGGTGGTACAACACACTTTACTGCAACGACAGTAGAAGAACATCATGTCCATGAGGGAATAGTTAAAGTTGACATAGGTCATAACTCTCCAGTATCAGTTCCAAGTAGACCATCATTATCAGTTGACCCTAAAAGAGATATTGCAGTTGAATTCTATGAAGGTGCAAACAGACAACAAAGAAAGAACATTACAATACTACAAACCTTTGCAAGTGCAAATACTAAATCTGGTAGAACATTAACTATAGTTCCAGATAGTAAAGAAGATGCAAATCAACAGGGTCTAAGAGGTAGTGGTGCAACAACTACAATTGCATATACAGGTGGATTAGATTGGGGTGAAACAATTAAGAGTGCAAATAGAGATTCTATAATTAATAACCTTGCAACAGGAAATAGTAATCACTTAGTTCCATCCGATGCAAAACGAATTAACTCAGTTGCAAATGTCGATGAAGAGTTTATCATAACAGAAGATGGTTCATATCTAATAGAAGAGATTGACCATGGATTCTTAATGGCAGAACCAGAACCAGAAAGATATAATTCTTTAACTACAACCGATGGAAAATATTATGTTGGAGACAAGTGGACAGTAGATGCAACAGAAGAAATAACACTGGAAGATGATAGTAGACTTGCATTAGAAGAAGCAACACATATAGAAAAACATGAAAGATTTGTGACTGAAAGGTCATTTAACTTGGGTTCATACTTTATAATATCCGATTTACAAGACACACTTGTATATGAAGATGGTACTAGAGTAATCCAAGAAAACGCAATATCATTTGGTGAACCAGTCGAAAGACTTGGCCCAACACTAGGTGACCTTGCAAAAATAGGGTTCTCTCAATCCCTTAAATTTGAGGAAAGGATAACACAGGAAGATGGTGATAATATTCTCATGGAGAATGAGGCAGGTAGAGTACTTGTAGAAGCACCTTATGAAGGTGTTAAAATTAGTGATATAAGTACTTTATATCCAAATGAAAGTGTTTCTGATTTACAGGAACATGTAGGTAGGAAAATGATATTAAATTACCCAGCTTCTGTACAATCTGGTGTATAAATACATATAAATACTTACTAGTATTAATTTTTAACTTAGAGGAAAGGATAAAATGGCAGCGATAATTACCGAAAAATTTCGTCTCCACAACGCAAAGGAATTCAAACAAAGTGCAACCGAAACTGGTAATGCAATGTATATGTTTATTGGAAGACCTTTATCGTGGACAGATGATTCAAACCCGCCGACTCCAGTAGACTCTCTAAATGATGAGTATGATGCATATGCAAATATGACAGCACTTAAAAAAGTTTCATCAACAGATGTAAGTCATGCCATTATCCGAAGAGACTGGACAAGTGGAACAAAATATGATGAGTATAGGCATAATTACACATCAAGTAACAAATCAACAAGTAATGCATCTACTTTATGGGCATCAACATTTCATGTTGTAACCAGTGATTACAATGTATATAAAGTAATCTCAAATAATAATGGTGCAGACTCAACAGTTATGCCAACAGGTACTTCAACAAACATCTTAACAACAGGTGATGGATACAAATGGAAATTTATGTATTCTATCTCTGCATCCGATGTTATTAAATTTGTAACATCTGATTTCATACCAGTAAAAACTATTGGTGCAAAAGCAGGAGTTGAGGGTGATGTTGGTGGACTAGGAACTGCAGCTGCAGATGATAACTCTGCACAATGGGATGTAGAAAATGGTGCAACAGATGGTACTATAGAACATGCAAGAGTCACAGCAGGTGGTTCTTCATATGGTTCAGATGGTAACTTCAATGTTGCAATTAGTGGTGATGGTGCAAGTGGACAACTACAAGTAACAGTGTCTTCTGGTGCTATTACAGCAGTAACAGTAAATGCAGTGGGTAGTGGATACTCAGTTGCAAGTATAGATAATGCATTACTCAGAACTGCAACAAGTTCTTCTGGAACTGGTGCAGCTTTTGATATAATCATTAGTCCTAAAAATGGACATGGGTCAGACCCAGTAGAAGAATTAGGTGGAAACTATGTCATCGTAAACTCTCGATTAGAATATGCAGAGGGTTCTGGTGACTTCCCAACAGATAACGACTTTAGACAAATTGGTTTAATTGTAAATCCAACCAATGCTGGTGGTAACACTTTGTCAAGTGCAACAACACTAAGTGCATTAAATAGAATTACATTACAGTCTGGTGCAACAATGCCAGCAGTTGACTCTACAATAGCAAGTGCAGCTTCCATAACAAGTGGAACTGCAACAGGTAAAGTAGTATCAGTTGATTCAACTAATAGATATGTTTATTATCTACCAAGTGTAGATTCAGTTGGAAACTTTAATGCATTTGCAAATAGCAATGGTGTTTTTGTAGGTAGTACACAAAAAGGTACTATCAACTCAAGTAATGGTGTAAGTGCAGCGTATCCAGAAGTACAAAGAAACTCTGGTGACATTGTATACTTAGAAAATCGTGGTGCAGTAGCAAGGGCAGCTGACCAGATTGAGGATATTAAACTAATAATTGAAATGTAGGATAACTAACAGTGGCTCAAAAAACAGACCTTAATGTTAGTCCTTATTATGATGATTTTGCAGAGGATAAGAGTTTTCATCGTATCCTCTTCAAACCATCTGCAGCCATACAGGCTAGGGAACTAACACAATTACAATCAATACTTCAAAATCAAATTGAACGATTTGGTTCTCACATGTTCAAAGAGGGTGCAATCATCCTTGGTGCAAGAACTAATTATGACAATCAATACTTTGGAGTAAGGGTTGAAGATACTAATCCAAATGGAAGTGGTGTGTCTGCCACTGAATCTTTTCGTGCAGAATCAGTAGGTAAATTCTTTAAAGGATTAACCTCTGGTGTTGTAGGTAAAGTTGTAAACTCAAGTCAGAAAACTACAACCGATAATCTAACATTACATGTTAAATATCAAGCAACAGGTAACTCTGGTTCTACATTCTTTACAGAATTTCAAGATGGTGAAATAATAGATGAAGTAACTCAAGATGCAAATGGTCTTGGTGGATATTCTTCTGTATCATCAAATAATCAATTTAAGATTTTTTCAGTAGCAGGTTCTATTAATGTAGGGTCTATGGTAGGTTCAGCTGCAAGTATATCAGAAGGTATCATTTATACTAGAGGTATGTTTGTACAAGTTCCAGCACAAACAATTATTTTAGAAAAGTATTCTAATACTCCATCCTATAAGGTTGGTGTAGATATTGCAGAAACCTTTACAACTTATACAGAGGATACAACTTTACTAGATAATGCACAGGGTTCATCAAATGAAAATGCGCCAGGTGCTGACAGATTAAAAGTACAATTAACTCTTGCAAAGAAATCGTTAACTGCAACAGACTCAACAGACTTTATTGAATTAATGAGATTGTCTGCTGGTGAAGTAGTTAGAAAACAAGAGATTACAGAATATAATAGAATTCAAGAAACACTTGCAAGAAGAACATTCGATGAGTCTGGTGATTACACTTTACAACCATTTACTCTTGCATTTAGAGAACACTTAAACGACTTATCAAATAATGGTGTTTATACTTCAACATCAACTCCAATTGGAGATGAATCCAAATTTATTGCAGTAGTATCTGCTGGTAAATCTTATGTAAGAGGATTCGAAGTAGACAAACAAACTCCTTCATTTTTAACTTTCGATAAAGCAAGAACAACTGCATCAAAAGATAATGTTGCATCTGCATTTAGAATAGGTAACTTCTTAAAGATTAATAATGTATATGGTCTACCAGATATTGGTGATACTGGAGATTTATCTGCATTCTCAACAGTCACACTTATGGACACTGCAAAGGGTTCAGTTGCAAGTGATGATGGTGGTGGAAGTGAAATAGGTTTTGCAAGAGTAAGAGCATACGAAAACTTTGATACATCAAGTGATGCATTACATTTATTTGATGTTCAGATGTTTACAAAATTAACAACTGCATCAGTATCATTTTCTAAAGGACAAAAAATTGTTGGTTCTGTTTCTGGTGCAACAGGTATTGTTGCAAAAGCAGTATCAAGTGGAACAACAGTATTAGTACATAGTGTTGTAGGACAATTTAATACTAGTGATGTAGTAAGAAAAATACAAAATGCATCTGGTGGTGTAGCTGTCAGTGCAACAAGAATATTTGATATTGGTAGAATAAGAAGAGTACATCAAGATAGAGGAACAGGTGTATTCCAAGAATTTGGTGGAGATGTAGTATTAGAAGATAACTTCACATTAACAGGTAGTGCATTTGGTACTGCTGATGGTGATTCTGCAAACGATACCATAACAGGTGTTGCATCTAAGTTCACTTCTGAATTAATCGAAGGGGATAAACTATTATTCCCAGATGGTAGTAACTCAACTGTAATTTCTGTTACAGATAATGACACAGCAATAGTAACTGATTTATCTGCATCATTCAATGGTTCAGTAGTAAGACAAAGAGCAAAATTTTATAAACCAGACCAAACAGTTGCAATATCTGGATTACCTAACTCTGGTATCAAAGACATTTCAATCGAAACAGAAGTAGTACGAAGAGAAGTAATAGTACAATCAAGTGGTACAGGAATATGCACAGTAACATCCTCAGATGGTACATTCGTTGCATTTAATGAAGATGATTACCATGCATCAAGAAGTGATAATGGTGCTAAGATATCATTAGCTTCTAGTGATGTATCAATTAGTAATGGTTCAAACACTGGTACAGTAAATATCGATGTAGGTGTTAATAATGTAAATTGTAAAGTTATCGTAACAGTACAAAGAGGTTCAGTATCAGAATCAACTAAAACATTAGTCAAAGGTGGTGTATTATCAGTAGACACTGCAAACTCAACATCAAATTATGGTCAGTCATATCAACATAATGATATTACTTTAGGTATGTCAGATGTATATGCAGTAAGAGGAGTTTTTGAGGGTGGTAATGCAATATCGTCTGGTGGTGCAACTGCATCTACAGACCCAGTACCACCATCGTTTACATATACAGCAGATGCTGGAAGTAATGCATTATCTAATGGTGGTGTTGAAGTTACAGGTAGTGTTTCAAATGCAAGAGGTATTCTAATTGAGAATGACTCTAACACTTGTTTCTTCTATTACAAACAGGGTTCTGGAAAATTCCAAAATGGAGAAGGAATAACCTTTATAGATGGTTCAGAAAAATCTGGAACAATTAGTAACTTATCAAATGGTTCAAAAGAAATTACAGATAGTTTCATGTTTGACGATGGTCAAAGAGATGGATACTATGGTATATCTAAATTAACTAGAAAGAAAGGAAAACCAGCACCTAGTAATAAGTTAATGATTATTATTGACTTCTTTACTCACTCTGGTGGTGGTAATGTATTTACTGGTAATTCATATGGTACTCTTGCATTTGACGAAGTACCAAGTTATGTTGCAGATAGATTTGACCCAAGTGCATCCTTTGATGCAGATGGTGAATTCCATCTTGCAGACTCAATTGACTATAGACCAGTTGCAGCTAGACTACTAGGAACACAACCATCAAATGATATATCATCTCCACAAAATATTTCTGGTATAAGTTCTTTACCAATGTCATATAGTGCAACTACATTTGAAGGGAATGGTTCTTTCAATCCAGACCTTGCAAAAATAGGTTCAAATATTACAGTAGACTATGACCACTATCTTGCAAGACTTGATAGAATATTCTTAACTGCATTAGGAGAGTTTGTTGTAGTAAGTGGTGAACCTTCCGATGTACCTAAGAAAGGTGCAAAGGTTGATAATGCAATTGAAGTTGCAGAAGTATTCATACCAGCATTTACTCCAGATGTAGGAGATATAGAAACACAATTAGTACAACATAGACGATATACCATGAGAGATATTGATGGTATGCAAAGGAGACTTACTCAATTAGAAACAGCAGTCTCACTTTCTATGTTGGAAGAAAAAACAGAAACATTACAAGTTTTAGATGACGATGGATTTGATAAATTTAAATCTGGTTTTGTTGTCGACCCATTTAAAGGTCATGGAGTTGGAGATGTATTCCACCCAGACTATGGTATTGCAGTAGACCAAAAAGAAGGTATTGCAAGACCATCACATAGAACAAATTATTTTGACCTAGAATACAATACAGGTATCTCTTCTAATATTACTAAAAGTGGTGATTTACTTACATTACCATTTACAGAAGAAGCTCATATCACTTCTAACAAAGCATCACAACAAGTCAATGTTAACCCATATGATGTTGCAAACTTTGTAGGAAGAATGGAACTAAGTCCAGACAAGGATGTTTGGCATGACATGGAACAACTACCAAGTATTACTTCATCTCAAGAAGGAAACTTTGATGCAGTATTAGCTGGTGTTGAAGTAGGTACAGTATGGAATGATTGGCAACAAACATGGGCAGGTATTCCAACTGTAACCCAACAAGTAGGTAACTTCTTAGAAAATAATATGTTAGGTGACGAACCAGAAGAGTTTGAATTACTTAGAGGTAGAAGATTTAGAAGAAGAAGACAAAGAATTAATAGGGGTAGAGGTAGAGTTGCAGTTACAACTACACAGGTTAGAACTATACCAACAAGAGAAAGAAGAAGTGGTATTATAACTAATGTAGTAGAAGATATTTCAACAACAAGAAATGATAGAGTTGTTGGTGTATCTGCAATCAACTTCATGAGAACAATAGACATTACCTTAACTGGTGAATTGTTAAAACCAAATACTGCATTAAATGTATTCTTTGATAACATCAATGTAAATGCACATTGTACTCCAGCATCTGGAACTTATGGTGTAAGTGGTGGAACTTCAAAGGGAACAAAACTTAAAACAGATAATCAAGGTAAACTTAATGCAACCTTTACAGTACCAAACGATGACACCTTAAGATTTGAAACTGGTGTTAGAACTTTAAAAGTTACTGATACTGATACAGTCGATAGTGCATTGTCAACCACTTCTGCATTTGCAAACTTCATGGCAAATGGTTCATTAACTTCTACACAAACAGAAGTTATTTCTACAAGAAATGGTAGAGTAGTAAATGAAACAGTAAACGAAGGTAGAGCAAATCAACTTGTTGATGTTAGTACTACAACAAGATGGGTTGACCCACTTGCACAATCATTCTTAGTAGAAAGAGAAGAGGGTGTATTTATAAATTCTATTGAAGTATTCTTTAGTGCAAAAGATGGTGGTGGATTACCAGTAACATGTTCTATTAGACAGATGTTAAATGGTTCACCAACTCAGAAGGTATTACCTTTTGCAGAGAAAACATTATATCCAAGTGAGATTACAACAAGTGCAAATGCACAAACAGCTACTAAGTTTACTTTCCCAGCACCAGTATACTTGAATCCAAATACAGAATATTGTTTTGTACTTGAATCAAATTCAAATGCATACTTAGCTTGGGTTGGTCAGATGGGTGATTTCGATGTTCATACAAAAGAACCAATCGACAGACAACCATATGCTGGTGTATTATTCAAATCACAAAACAGTTCAACTTGGACTCCAGAACAATTACAAGATTTAAAATTCAATATTAACAGATGTAAGTTTAGTTCAACATCTGGTAAAGTAGTTCTAGAAAATAAATCAATACCAAATAAGAAATTAAAAAGAAATGCAATCGAGGTTGTTGGAACAAGTGATAGAGACAGAGTAAGAGTATTGCATCAATCACATGGTATGTATGATGGTGATTCAAATGTAATCATATCTGGTGTTGAGGGAGATAAGGATAATGGTATCCTAACTGCAACTAGTAATGTAACTGGAACAGGTGCATCTGCTACTTATACAGGAATAAGTGGAGTTTCCAGTGGAAATGGTTCTGGTGCAACTTTTGATGTAATCCTTAATACAAACACAAATATAAGTTCACTTAAAATTAATAATCCTGGCTTTAACTATGCAGTAAACGAAACAATTACAATTAGACAAGATGCAGTTGGTGGTTCTGGTGCAACAACATTTGCAACATTTACAGTTGCATCTGTAGAAGATACTTTAGGTGGAATACCAATTAGTAAGATTAATACAACTCACACTGCAATACAATCATTTGATTTAGACTCATATGAGATTAATGTATCTCTAGGAAATCATCTTAGGTGGTACAGACAATGTTACAGGTGGTGGTGTAAATATATTTGCAACAGAGAATATGTACTTTGATGTTGTTCATACTTTAGTACCTAATGTAATTTATCCTAAGACATCTTTAGGTTCAGAACTATTTAAAACAAGTACAAATCAACCACAGGGAACTGGAAATAGTTATTCATTTGCAAATGCAAGTCAGACGATTGTCTTAAACGATAATAACTTTATGACAACATCTGGTATTATTGCATCACAAATTAATGAAACTAATGAAATGGGTTCTGCAAAATCATTCAAGTTAGAACTTGACATGACAACAACTTCTGATTTCGTATCACCAGTTGTTGATGTAGGTTCTATTGGTGCAAATACTATTATGAATAGAATTGATTCAATAAGTTCTTCTAATGATATTGCAACAAACTCAACTTTTGTTGAATCAACAGAACCAGAAGGAGATAATAACTCTGCAATCTACTGTACAAGATTAATACAATTAGAAAACCCAGCAACACAATTGAAAGTCATCTTTGATGGGTTCAAACCAGCTGGAACTGCATTAGGTGAGATTAGAACATACTTTAAATTATTGAAAGCAGATAATACTTTACCAACAGAAGAACTTGGTTGGACTGAATTTGCAACAGACAATGTACCAGATGCAGACTCAAGTAAGTTTAGGTCATATGAGTATGATGCAGATAACTTAGAAGAGTTCTTAGGATTCTCAGTTAAGATTGTAATGAAGTCAAAAGACACAACACAACCATGTGCTATAAGAGCATTTAGAGGATTAGCACTTGCCTAAGATTAAAGGAAAAGACCATCTTATAAAAGATGAATTCTCTCAAGCTGTTATAAATACAGATAGAGATGCATATACATTGTATAAAAAAAGAAAAATAATTATGCAATCTAAGAACAAAGAAATAGAAACTTTAAAAGTAGAAATGTCAGAATTAAAAGTAATGATGACACAAATTTTGGATAAATGTAATGGCAAAGAATGTTAATAACAATGATACACTAGAAGTCTTAAGAACTTCCTATAACGACCTTGTAGATGAGGTTGGTGGATTAGGTACACTTAGAACAAGTCAAAAGGGTTCATTAGTAGATGCAGTCAATAGTATTATTGACCAGTATTTCTTTTTCCAAGATTTTGAATTTGATGGTTCAGATGGTGCTAGTTCAAACAAGACATTTAGTGGTGCAGATAACTTAGGAGAAACTCTTAGGTATTCAGTTAATAGAGTTTTAGTATTTAAAAATGGTATACTACTTAGAAATGGTACAGATTATTCTGCAACAAATGGTACAAGTGTTACTCTTGTTGCTTCTGCAGCTAACTCAGATGTTATAAGAATTACATCCTTTACTGGTTCATATGAAGGTGTTGCTGGTGCAACTCAAGCTGCAACAACACAATGGACTAAGACTGGTGCTGGTTCTATTTACAATCATGATACATCTGCTGGTGTAGTTATTAATGCAGATGACCAAGGTGTTGTTACAACTCCAGCTGCTGGATATGGAATTCAATTAGAATCAGATGGTCGATGATATCTATTTAAATGTTGGTGGAACTTCAAACGAAGTTTACATCAATGGTAATTTAGATTTAGTCTCTGGTTCACAGATTAAAATTAATGGTTCTCAAATTACTGCAGCTGATTTATCTGGATTTACTTCAAGTGTCAGAACACAAATTAGTGCATCTGGAGATATCACATATAATAATTCTACAGGTGTCATATCATTTAGTCAAGCAGGAGCTCCAGTAACAAGTGTATTTGGTAGAACAGGTGCAGTCACATTAACAACAGCAGATGTCACAGGAGTTGTTAATACCTCAAACTTAACAGAAAATACAAATTTATTTTATACAAACGAAAGAGTTGACGATAGAGTTAATGCATTAATTACTGCTGGTACAAACATAACAACATCATATGATGATGCAGCTGGTACTTTAACAATTAATACATCTGGTAAAACTCAAGAAGAGATTGAAGACATTGTTGGTGCAATGTTCTCTGGTAATACCGAAAGTGGTCTTAGTGTAGTATATCAAGACTCAGATGGTACTATGGATTTAGATGTAGCTGACTTCTCAATTACTTTGACAGGAGATGTTACAGGGACAGGAACAGTCACAAACCTAGGTAATGTATCTTTTGCAACTACAGTTGCAGCTAACTCAGTTGCACTTGGAACAGACACAACAGGAAACTATGTTGGTACATTAGTAGCAGGAACTGCTTTAACATCAACTGGTGCAACTTCTGGTGAAGGTATTGCACATACTATAAACCTAGACAACACTGCTGTAACAGCAGATACATATGGTTCTGCAAGTGCAATCCCAACATTCACAGTTGATGCACAGGGAAGATTAACTGCAGCTAGTGAAGTATCAGTAGACACATATTCTGGATTTGAATTTGGTACAGCTTCAAATGATAAAGGACATGTTGCAGAAACAGAAAATGTCTTTATTACTGCAGCTGGAGCTTTAAATGCTTCACATTCAGAGTCAAGTGGAACACATACATTAGCACTTTCAGTAGACGATGCAACTACATCTGCAAAAGGTGTTGCCTCGTTTAATTCAACAGACTTCTCAGTATCAAGTGGTGCAGTAAGTCTAGTCCATGAACATATCGAAGATATTGTTGGTGGAATGTTATCTGGTGGTGGTGCAACCTCTGTATCATACAATGATGCAACAGGTTCAGTAACAATTAGTTCAACCGACACTAATACTGATACTAATACACAAAGAAGTGATGAAGAGATTAGAGATGTTATTGGTGCAATGATATCTGGTTCTGGTGCAACATCTGTAACATACAATGATGCAGCTAACACATTAGTTATTAGTTCTACAGATACTAATACCGATACCAACACTACGAACTGGAACTTTAATGCAAATGGTGGTACAAACGAATAACATATCTGCTGGGGAAACAGTAAGATTTAATGGTGGTGGTGCAACTACTGTATCAAGAAGTGGTAATACTCTTACAATTAGTTCAACAGATACTAATACTGATACCAATACGACTTATAGTGCTGGTACAGGTATATCATTATCTGGAACTACATTCTCTATTGGTCAAGCAGTTGCAACAAACTCTACAGTGACTTTTGGAGAAGTTAGGTCAACTGGTGATATCACTGCATTCTATAGTTCAGACTATGCATTAAAAGAAAACATAAATCCTATATCAAATGCACTAGACAAAGTAAGTCAACTAGGTGGTTATAATTTTGATTGGAAAGATAGTCATCTTGAATCAAGAGGTGGTGTTGATAATATGTTTGTCAAGAAATCAGATGTAGGTATCATTGCTCAAGAAGTCCAGAAAGTACTTCCAGAGGCAGTTGGTAAAAGAGAAGATGGTACATTAGGTGTAAGATATGAATTACTAGTACCATTACTCGTAGAATCTATCAAAGAACTCAAAGAAGAAATCCAAAGTTTAAAGTCTTAAATCGTATAAATACTACTTAGATAACATCAAAAGGTAGTATTGTATATGGCAAGTATTAGTAATTTATTCGTAGACCAAGGGAGTGATTTTAATATTACTGTCTCCTTGACTGATGCCACTGATTCGGCTTTAAACCTTGCAAGTACGACTTTTCTTGGTCAAGTAAGAAAGTCTCATGGTTCAAATACAGTCAAAGCTACATTTAATACCTCAAATGATGGAGTAGGGTGGAAATTTAACTTTAAATCTCACTGATACTCAAACAGCCGCACTAGAAAGTGGAAGATATGTGTACGATGTCATTCAAACTGCTAGTGATGGGATAAAAACAAGATTGATAGAGGGACAGTTGATTGTAACCCCAAGTGTAAGTAGGAGTTAATAAACAATGTCAACTATAAAAGTAAAGGTTGCAAGTCCACTAAACAAACAAGTAAAACAAGTTACTGTTGGTAAAGTAGATGCATCCTCAATTAATATGAATGATTTGGCCAATGTGGATACAACCACAGCAACCCTACAAAGTGGTACTACCCTTATATTTGATGCAAGTACAGGAAAGTTCGAAGCCGCAAACACTATTGATGGTGGAACTTACTAATACTAAAGGATATAATTAGGAGAAAATAATGTCAACAGTAATTCAGATTAAAAGAAGCACAGGTGTTTCTGCCCCTACTACATCTGACTTAAATCAAGGAGAACTAGCCTATTCAATGGATGCTTCCAATAGTGGAGCAGGTGCTATCCTTTATGTAGAGTCACAGAATAGTGGTGGAGCAGCAGTAATACAAAAATTAGGTGGTAAATACTATACAGATATTTTAGATGGTTCAACACCAACCCCAGCAGACTTCAAAGTAGGGAATGGAAGTTCAACAGGTGGTAGTGTAAAACTATACGAAGATTCCGACAATGGTACAAACTTTGTAGCACTTAAAGCTCCAAATGCAGTAACCTCAGATACTACACTAACATTACCAGATGGTGATGGTACAAGTGGTCAGTTTCTTAGAACAGATGGTTCTGGTCAACTAAGTTTTGGTACAGTAGTATCAAGTTTATCATTAGCTGCAGATAGTGGGTCAAACGATTCATTCTCAACTGGTGAGACCTTAACATTCACAGGTGGTGAAGGTATTGATACAACAGTATCAGATAATACAATTACCATAGCTGGTGAAGATGCAAGTACATCTAATAAAGGTCTTGCATCATTTAACAGTTCACAATTTACTGTATCAAGTGGTGCAGTAAGTTTAAACAATTCTTTCTTAGTAATAGAAAGTGAAGGAATTGGTTCAAATGATAATGATACAACTATTCCAACATCAGCTGCAGTTAAAGACTATGTAGATACAAATGTAACTGCACAGGATTTAGATACTGCTGGTGACAGTGGAACTGGTGCAATCGATTTAGATTCACAATCATTAACCATTGCTGGTACAACAAACGAGATTGAGACATCTGCAAGTGGTCAAACAATAACAGTTGGATTACCAAATAATGTAACTATAGGTAACAACCTTACAGTAGATGGAAACTTAACAATCAATGGAACTTCAACAACTGTAAACAGTACTACTGTAACAGTTGACGACCCAATCTTTATGGTTGGTGGAGATTCAGCTCCTAGCTCAGATGATAACAAAGATAGAGGTATGGAGTTCAGATGGCATAATGGTTCATCTGCAAAATTAGGTTTCTTCGGATTCGATGATAGTACAGGTAAATTTACTTTTATTCCAGATGCAACCGATACTGGTGCAATAGTTTCTGGTACAAAAGGTAATTTAGATATTGGTGGATTAGACTTAGCAGGTTCAATTACAAGTGTAGATGGTTCTGCACCAACTAATGGACAGATTCTAATGGGTCATACTTCAAATGGAGATATGCAATTAGGAACTCTTACTGCTGGAGAAGGTCTTGATGTAACCAATGGTGCTGGTAGTATAACTTTATCAGCCGAAGATGCAACTGCAAGTAATAAAGGTATTGCATCTTTTAACTCAAATGAGTTTACAGTATCATCTGGTGCAGTTTCAATTACTGCAATAGATGGTGGTAGTTATTAAGAATAGAGGATAAATTATGAGTTACAATGGGAAAGTCTTTTCAGTAAATACTGGTATAGTAGATGAAACTGTAGAACAAAGACTGATTGATATTGAAATACCTCAAGAGGTAATGAAAGAACTTTACATTCCTATTGATGGTAAAGTTTATATAAGTGATAATGATAACCTTACTGCAAAATTGAAGTTAGATAACTCAGAAGGTGGTAGAGAATTATCATTAGGACTTAGGATTAATGGTGAAGAGCCCCCAACAGATTGGTGGGATTCTGGGTCTGATAATGTACAAAGAGTTATCAGATTAGTTCCTCATGACTGTTTAGGTTATGTAGGATTAGGTTATGCAGATGACCAGATTAGAATCAAATATACTGTAGACACTTCAACATGGAGTGCAACATTAGAAAAAATATCTGTTATATAACAGATTAAAGTATAGGGTATATACCCTAATGACAAAGTGAGTGACATATGACACAGACAGTCCAATTAAAAAGGTCTGCTACTGCTGGTGCAATTCCAAGTACATCTGACTTAGCGTTAGGTGAATTGGCATTGAACACCTATGATGGTAAAGCATACATTAAGAAAAGTGTGGGTGGAACTGAATCTATCGTTGAGGTAGGTGCAGATACTTCTACTGATATCACTGCAATGAAACATTACCTTTATAACTGTAGTGCAAACCAAACATCTTTTTCAGGCACCGATGCAAATGGTGATTCCTTGTCGTATACTTCTGGACAGGTTGCAGTATTCCTTAATGGAGTATTCTTAGACCCAGATGATTATACTGCAACTAATGGTTCAACAATTGTATTAGATGATGGTGCAAAATCTTCTGACTACTTAGAAATAGTTGCATGGACAGCTGGTGTCACTTCTGGATTAATTACAGGTATATCAAACTACGAATTCACTGCAACAGCAGGACAAACAGTATTAACTGGTTCAGATGAAAATAGTGTTACTCTATCATATACGCCAGGCAAAGTTTTAGTATTCTTAAATGGTGTTCTTATGGACAACAGGTCTGGTGCAGATTATGTTGAAACAAGTGCATCGACAATAACTTTCAATGCTGGACTACAAGTAAATGACACAGTTATAATAAAAAGTTATACTGGTTCTGCACCATTTACAAGATTTCAATATGATATAACTGCAGCTTCTACTTCACAAATAAGTGGAACAGATGCAAATAATAGAACATTAAGTGTCATTCCCAAGTATACAGAAGTATTTGTGAATGGTGTCTTAGTTAAAAAAGGACAATGGAGTTCTGGTAGTGGTACTCAAATTAATTTTGAAGAAGCACTTACAGACCCAAATTATGTTGTAGATATTATCGACTATGGGTTTGTTACACCAGAAGTAAACTTGTTCTTAGATACAGTACCTTTCCTTGGTGGTAATTTAGATACTAATGGAAAGGAAATAATTTCGAGTGGGACTGATTCAGTCGTACTTAAACCATCTACTTATGTAGATGTACAAGATGGGCCAGTGCATTTAGAAGTACTTGCATCCGACCCATCTGGAGTCACTAATCGTGCATCTTTATATTCAAAAGATGTGAGTGGTAGTGCAGAGTTGTTTGCAAGAGATGAAGCAGGTAATGTTACCCAAATCTCTCCTCACAACAATCAAGGTGAATGGATTTACTATTCAGAAAATGTGAAAACTGGTAAAAGGTTTAAAGTTAATATGGAAAAGATGATTCGTAAATTAGAACAAATCACAGGAGAAAACTTCATCGAAATAGATGATTTACATAAATAACTATAAAGGATTTAATTAGGAGAACTTTAAAATGCCAACAAAAGCAAGATATCTTGCAGACCTTTTAAATGCATCTGGAGAACTAGACTCCACAGGTGCAGTTGAGGCAATACAAGACCAGATTTCAACTCTGTTTGCAGCTGGTTCACATACAGGTATATCATTCAGTTATAATGACAGTAATGCAACCTTTAGTGCAACAGTAGGTGCAGAATTTATTCAAGACACAGTGGGAGCTATGTTTAGTTCCAACACTGAAACAAATATAACTGTAGGTTATGAAGATGGTGATGGAACTATCGACCTTGCAGTAGAACAACAACTAAACAACACAACTGCACCATTTTATCATAAGATTACAGTTACAGTAGTTAATGAAAGTGGTAATAAGTATCAATTAGATGGTGGAACACAACAAGTAGCTAAGCTCTCTCCTGGCGTAGTATACAGGTTCGACCAATCAGATAATAGTAATAGTTCTCATCCTTTAAGAATTGGTACAGCTGCAAATGGTTCAGAAATAGGTTCTGGTGAATATACCATTTACAACAAAGTTGGAACTCCAGGCTCAGCAGGTTCATATACAGAAGTTGCATTAGCTATGGATGCAACAAACCCATTATATTACTTCTGTTCAAATCATAGTGGTATGGGTTCAAGAGTAGATGTAGGAACAGTATCTAGTACATCATTCGTACCAGAAGGAACAAACCAATACCATACAACAGAAAGAGTACAAGATGTTGTTGGTGGAATGGTATCATCTAATACCGAAAGTGGTATTAGTGTCACATATGAAGACTCAGATGGTACTTTAGATTTTAATGTTAATGACCCTACAATTTCATTGACAGGAGATGTAACTGGTTCTGCAACAATGACGAACCTAGGAAATACATCTATCAGTACAACTATTGCAGCTAATAGTGTTGCATTAGGAACAGACACAACAGGAAACTATGTTGCAACTGTAACTGGAACTTCAAATGAAATTGAAGTATCTGGTTCTGGTTCAGAAAACGCAGGTGTAACAATTGGATTACCAGACGATGTAACAGTCGCAGGTGATTTAACAGTTAGTGGTACAGCTTCTACAAGTGGTAATATGACAGTAGGTGGAAACTTAACTGTAAGTGGTAGTACAACTACAGTATCATCTACATCACTTTCAGTAGCAGATAGTACTGTTAAAGTTGCAAAAGATAACGCTGCAAATTCAGTAGACTTTGGTTACTATGGTCAGTATGTTGATGGTTCAACTACAAAATACGCAGGACTTTTATGGGATGCATCTGAATCAGATAAGTTTAGATTATTCCATGGAAACCAAACAGAACCTACAACTGTAGTCGATACATCTGGAACAGGTCATACAACAGGTACTTTAATTTCAAATGTTGAAGGTGCATTAACAGGTAATGCATCCACAGCTTCTGCACTTGCAACTGCAAGAACAATTGCAATATCTGGAGATGTAGTTGGTTCTGCATCCTTTGATGGAAGTGGAAACATATCAATCAGTTCAACAATTCAATCAGACTCAGTTGCATTAGGTAATGATACAACAGGTAATTATGTAGGGACAGTAACAGCAGGAACAGGTCTTACTTCTACAGGTGCAACTTCTGGTGAAGGTATTGCACATTCATTATCAGTAGATGCAGCTCAATCTCAAATAACAAGTTTAGGTACTCTTACCTCATTAACAGTAGATGATATTACTATTGATGGTTCTACAATATCTGATGCTAGTGATTTAACACTAGATGCTGGTGGAAATGTTACAGTTGATGCAGATGGTGGAACTGTATTCTTAAAAGATGCTGGGACTACATTTGGTCAAATCACTCAATTAATTGGTGGTCTTGCAATCGCTGGTGGTTCAACCGCTAATGACTATGCACAGTTAATTTCTGGCACCAAAAACATGTTCTTCAAAGACATTACATTAGGAGACGATAAAAAAGATTATCTTTGGTGATGGTGGTGGTAATATGGAATTATACCATGACGCATCAAACAGTTATATTGAAGATACATCAGATGGAAATTTAATACTTAAAACCAATGGTGACAGTGTTAAATTGATGGCTGGTACTGAGAATATGGTTGTTGCAACTAAAGATGGTGCAGTAGATTTATATAACGATAATTCTAAAAAATTAGAAACAACTTCAAGTGGTGTAACAGTAACAGGTGGTGTTACAGCAACATCATTCACAGGTGCATTAACAGGTAATGCATCAACAGCTACAGCATTAGCAACTGCAAGAACAATTCATGGTGTATCATTTGATGGTAGTGCAAACATTGACTTATCAGAAGTTATTCAAGATACAATAGGTGCAATGTTCAGTTCAAATACTGAAACAGGTATTACTGCATCTTATGAAGATGGTGATGGAACAATAGATTTAGTAATAAACACAACTGCATCAACCATCTCAGACTTTGAAGAATCAGTCGAAGATGTTGTTGGTGGAATGGTAACAACTAACACAGAAAGTGGTATTTCAGTAACATATGATGACTCAGATGGTACTTTAGACTTTAATGTTGCAGACCCAGTACTTAGTTTCACAGGAGATGTGACTGGTTCAGCAACAATGACCAATCTAGGTAATACTGCAACTGCATTAACAATAGCATCTGGTGCTGTAGAAAATAGTATGTTAGCAGGTTCTATTGCAAATAGTAAACTTGCAAATTCAAGTATAACAGTTGCTACATCTGGTAGTTCAACTGCAACTTCATTGGGTGGAACAATAACATTTGCTGGAACAGGTGGTGAAGTAGATGTTACAGAAAGTTCTGGAACAATTACATATGGATTACCTGCTGATGTTACAGTTGCAAATGACTTAACAGTTAGTGGTAACTTAGTAGTTAGTGGTACAACAACTAACACTGGTTCAACAGTTACAGATTCAAACTTTACAGGTTTAACAGATGCAAACTCTGGAAATGCAACAGACTTTGGTTTCTATGGTAAATATGTAGAATCATCTACAACAAAATATGGTGGTTTATTCTACGATGCATCAACAGATAATACATTTAGATTATTTACAGATACACAAGTAGAACCTTCAACAACAGTTAATACATCTGGAACAGGATATACTGTAGGTACATTAGTTGCAAATATTACAGGTAATGTAAGTGGTACTTCTGGAAGTACAACAGGAAACGCTGCAACTGCAACTGCACTTGCATCGTCAAGAAACTTTACAGTAAGTGGAGATGCAACTACAGATTCATCACAATCATTTGATGGAACAGGAAATGTTGCATTACCAATCACACTTGCAAACTCTGGTGTATCAGCTGCAACTTATGGTGATGCAAATAGTGTTGCTCAAGTAGCAGTAGATTCAAAAGGTAGAATAACAAGTGCATCTAGTGTAGACATTAGTATGCCTTCATCTCAAGTATCAGACTTTGCAGAAGCAGTATCCGACACAGTAGGTGCAATGTTCACTTCAAATACTGAAACAGGTATTACTGTAACATATCAAGATGCAGACAATACAATTGACCTAGCAGTAGGAACAGTTGCATTAGGTTCTGGAACATCTGGAAACTATGTAGACAATGTTACTGGTGGAACTGGTGTTACTGTAAGTGGTAGTGCTGGTGAAGGATGGGAGCCTGCAATTAGTATTGGACAGGATGTATCAACATCCTCAGATGTAACCTTTGCAGATATAGCTGCAACAGATATAACTGCTGGTGGTAATGTTGTAATTACTGGTAACCTAACAGTTAATGGTTCATCTGTAACAAACAGTTCAACAAACACAACAATTGAAGATGCATTAATAGAACTTGGTTCTGGTAATACTGGTTCAAACAGTAATGACTTAGGTCTTATACTTGAAAGAGGTTCAACAGGTAACAATGCATTTATGGGTTGGGACGAGAGTGCAGATAAGTTTGTTATGGGAACAACTACTGCAACAGGTTCTTCAACAGGTGGTTTAACAGTAACTACTGGAACATTAGTTGCAAACATAGAAGGTAATGTTACAGGCAATGTCTCTGGAAGTGCAGCTACAGTTACAGGTGCAGCTCAATCTGCAATTACAAGTGTTGGAACATTGAGTTCACTTGCAGTTAGTGGTAACCAAACAGTAGGTGGAACACTAGGAGTTACAGGAGCTGCAACAACAAGTTATACAACAATAGGTTCTAGTGCAAAGGCATTCAGAAATACATTTATACACAGTTCTGCCCCACAAGGTACTGATGGAGCAGTAGGTGATATCTGGATAACATACTCATAGTAACCATATATAATGAATGAGGAAATTGATTAATGAGTTCAAAAGTAAAAACCCCAGCTGGGTGGAATGAAACCAATGGATGGAGAGTTAAAACTCCAGCTGGCTGGAAGAAAGTAGTTGATGTAAAAAGAAAGACTCCAACTGGATGGGAATTCCAGACTGGAACTATACAGGTGCAACAACCTTTTACACAGACATTTCAACAACCATTTCAACAACCTTTTCAACAAGGGTATCAACAACCCTATGAACAAACTATTAGTAGACCTACAACTTATGAGGTGACTATACCTAGACCTACTACTTTTCAAACTCCAAGACCTGCTAACTTTGAACAAACTATTTCAAGACCTACTTCTTATGAAGTAACTATTCCAAGACCTACACAGGTACAGAATAGTAGACCTGCTAATTTCCAAACTCCTAGACCTGCTAACTTTGAACAGACTATTCCTAGACCTACTTCTTACGAAGTGACTATACCTAGACCCACTTCTTACGAGGTAACTATTCCTAGACCAACACAGGTACAGAATAGTAGACCATCAAGTTATGAGGTAACTATACCAAGACCTACAAGTTATGAGGTAACTATACCAAGACCTACTTCTTACGAACAAACAATACCTAGGCCTACAACTTATCAGATTCAGAATCATAGACCACAACAGTATAACTATCAGATTCAGAATCATAGACCACAACAGTATAACTATCAGATTCAAAATCATAGACCTGCTCAGTATAATTATCAAATACAGAATCATAGACCACAACAGTATAACTATCAGATTCAGAATCATAGACCAGCTAATTATCAAACAGGGGCTCATGGTTTTAGACCAGTTAATAACCAACAAACATACCAAGTGAATTTTCATACTGCGGCAAACCCTAAGTTTGGTGCTGGTGCAACAAACCAACAGTTTCCTAATGCTCAGATGATTTGGGGTGGTACAGCTTCACCAGCTTTCCAACCAGTAGGCCCATGGTCTCCAAATCAGATAAATACTCAGCAACCTTATAATTATCAACAACAGAATAGTAGACCTACTACTTACCAGTCTCAAGGTCATGCAACTAGACCACAGAATTACCAAACTCAAGGTCATGCAACTAGACCACAAAATTATCAGACTACTGGTCATGCAACTAGACCACAGAATTACCAAACTCAAGGACATTCTACTAGACCACAAAATTACCAAACTCAAGGTAATAGACCTGCTAACTATGAGGTAACCATTAATAGACCTGCTAACTATGAGCAAACTATTAACAGACCTGCTAACTATGAACAAACAATACCTAGACCTACTAACTATCAAACTAGTAGACCTGCTAACTATGAGCAAACTATTAACAGACCTGCCAACTATGAACAAACTATTAATAGACCTGCTAACTATGAGGTGACTATACCTAGACCAACTCAGTTACAAAATAGTAGACCTACTAACTATCAAACTAGTAGACCAGCAACCTTTGAACAGACTATTAGTAGACCTTCAACATTTGAACAGACTATTCCTAGACCAACTCAGTTGCAAAACAATAGACCTGCTAACTTTGAACAGACTATCAGTAGACCTGCCAACTATGAAGTGACATTGACTAGACCAGCAAATAGACCATCGACTAGACCTTCTACTAGACCAAGTACAAGACCATCGACTCGACCAGTATCTACATGGGATGGTGATTTGAATAAACCTTGGCCTTAAACCTTACTATATACTAGTACAGTTTATATTATGGAGTTATTATGTTATTAATTTATGACCACGACAATGTTTTACACATTACCAATGAAAGAGGACTTCGTTGGAATTATGACAAAGCAGACAAACCACAATTTTCATTTGACTACGATTTTTTATTCTATATAGAACAAGATGAGTTATTTGAAATAGAATTAGGTGAAGAAACTTCTATAATAACAGATGAACAAAAATCTGAAATTCTAGAATATTTAAACCTTTTAGAACCACCTCTAAGTTTAACACTTGCTAATCAGTATATAAAAGATTTAAGAAATGAAACAATTGATAAAATCGATTATGTTCATGAGGAATTTACAAGAGGTATATGTGGATTTGAGTGATGTAACTGCTCTGGTTATTGCTGGTAGAGAAGGTTCTCAAGACCCTAGACGACAAGTTGCAAGAAGAATTATGGAGTGGTGTGACTTTGCACATGGTTTATGTGAAAGACTAGTTGAAGAATTAACACAAACTTTAGATGAAGATTGCAAAGACTTTAGTCATTATTTAAATAATCTTGCAGAAATTCCTAGAGTAGGACATTTCATGGATGACTCACCGATTGATGAAAGATTTAATACCGATACATTAGATGTTAATGGTGGTGAGGATAAATTGGGTGAAGACAAAAAAGCAGTCTAAACTAGTTAATGGTTTACAAGAAGATAACTATGATGAATATCTGGATAACTATGCATGGTTAGAACATCCTCTTAACATTGAATACCTAGATAGACCCAAACCAATAAAATCTCTTCCTTTCCAACAAGTATGGGTAATTGATAATTATCTATCACCAGCCATATGGAGTTCATGGAGACAATGGAGAGATGCACAAATAAACTGGGGACGACAAAATAAAGTCTTTAGAGATGGAGAATTCCAACATCTCTATTGGGGTGAAGCTGTATACATTAATATTGCAGAAACAGGTGGAAGTGGAACTTGTTTAAAAAATGCATATGGTAGTGGTAAGATGGTTAGTTATGCATTACGCAATTTTAATAATCGTAGATTCCTAACATCTAGTTGGAAAGAAAATGTTCAAGCAAGAAATCACGAAGGATATAGGGATGTTCATACTGATTGGTTTATCCATAAATTAAGACAAGATTTTAGATTTAATTGGGAATACTTTCAATATTGTGGATGGAATGGACAAACAATAGGTCAAGATGGTACAGTGCATGAAGATACACACTTAAATGAATCTGCTCTTGATAATTTATCATTTCTATATTACGACCAAGAAAAGTGGGAAGAAGACTGGGGTGGTGATTTAATTTTTTACAATAGAGAATATCATGACCATAATATAACAGGTATTCCAGAAGATGAAGAAAAATATGAAGTAGGTAGAGTGCAATATAGACCTAATCGTTTGGTAGTAATGAATGGTGCAGTAACACATAGACATCCAGCACCATCAGCTGAATATACAAAGGAAAATGGATTTCCTTTTCGAACAAGTATGGTAGTTCGTGGAGACCGATGTAGTCTTTTTGAGTAACCATAAGTATTAGTATGAAAACAAAAACAATTTTAATTATGGGACTGCCTGGCAGTGGAAAAACTTACATCTCAAAATGTCTACTTGAACATTTAGATGCAGACCATTTCAATGCAGATGCAGTCCGAGCCCAACACAATGATTGGGATTTCTCAGAGGAAGGTAGAATGAGACAAGTACATAGGATGAAAGACCTATGTAGAGAATCCGAAAAACCATATGCAATTATGGATTTCGTATGTCCATTTACTCAAGGTCGACAAATTTTAAATCCAGATTATATAATCTTTATGGATACAATTGATAAAGGTAGATATGCAGATACTAATAAAGCATTTCAAAGACCTTTAAAAAATGAAATAGATTATCTAGTAGAAGACCAGAATGGTGAACTTCATTCAGAAGTTATTGCAAGAGAAATACTTGCAGACAATAAAAGGTTTGATGAAAATAAACCTACTACACAAATGTTAGGTAGATTTCAACCTTTTCATGATGGTCATCATGCACTATTTAAAAGATGTTTTGATAAAACAGGACAAGTAGTAATTATGGTTCGTGCAATGGAAAACACTGCAAAGAATCCATTTGATTTCAAGACAGTAAAACAAAACATTAAAATGTTTTTACTAGGAGAAGGATACGAAGAAAATGTACACTATATTATACAGAAAGTACCGAACATTGTCAACATAACATATGGAAGAGATGTGGGGTACAAGATAGAAGAGGAGTCTTTTGATAAAGAGACAGAATCAATCTCCGCAACAGAGATTAGGAGACAACTTGGATACTCACAGTAAGTCAATTGCAAAAGCATTTTCATGGAGAATTATTGCAACAGTTACTACTGGATTAATTAGTTATTTTCTTACAGGTTCAGTTGAGGTTGCAGCTGGTATCATGACTTTTGACTTCTTTTTAAAATTATTATTATATTATTTACACGAGCGAATATGGACGAATGCCCAATAAAAGAACAAGAAATACTATTTGAATGTGTTCAAGACACAGAAAATAGTTTATTTGAACCCATCCCAGCAAAGAAAGTTAGACCAGAGTGGTTTAAAAAATTACCTTTGTATATAGATAATTATGATGAAACATCTGAAACCATAAAAAAATGTCCAGCTATGCAAGACTGGATGAACATGGGTTATCTAATTAGAAATAGACATACTGTTATTGTTGCATTAAGTAAAGGTGATAAAGAAAATGAACCGATATCAATTGCACTTGCACTAAAAGATGATATTCCAAAAGATAAATTTGAAAAACTTAGAGAACTGGTTAAGGAGTTCAATAAGACTGGTAGTTTAGATGATACTGATAGAATACATGAGTATTGTATGTCACATCTTCTTCTTGTAGAGGAACTAACAGGTAATTATGTTGTAGGTGGTCATCCAGCTGCACAAACAAGAGGTAGTGGTTATGACGATAAAATGGCATTTAAATTTAAATTAGATTTTTTAATAACTACACCTAAAGGAACTTCTACATATTGGTTAGACCCATTTTTATTTAATAATCCATTCTTTCATGCATGGCAAGGAGTAATAGATACTGATAAATTTAATCAATTGACAACTAATAATATGTGTATTTTTTATCCAAAGGCAGATAAAAGTTTTATTATACCAAAAGGTACACCAATAGTACAACTCGTACCTTTTGTTAGATATCCTTGGAAACATAAGATTGAGTATCGTACAAAAGAAGAACTTTTAGAAAGAATGAATGACCCAATTGTAGATTTAATGGAAAAACGAGGAAGGGGTGGAATAAAAGAATTTGACCACTTTTATAGGAAAAAACTTGCAGCTAAAAAGGAGTGGAACTAATGTTTATACCAATGTTTTCATGGAATGTATTTAGAACAAATCTCGTAGATGAGGGATACATTACTCGTGAACAACTTAATGCAATGAAGAAAGAGTCTTATACCATGAGGAAAGAAAATCCAGTTGGTAGGAATCGTTCTAATAATGCATCTGGTTGGCAGTCCGATGATGGTGTAAATGAAAGACCTATATTCCAATCTTTATTAAATGGTGTTGAGAGTGTTTTCAACAATGAAGTTTTTCCATATTACATGGGTGAATATAAAAATGATTATGAAGTAGAACATGGTAACTACTGGGTAAATATTAATTACAATACTTCATACAATAATCCCCATACACATCCTGGCTGTTGGTACAGTGGTGCATTCTATGTACAAATACCAGAAGAAACTAAAAATGATGGGTGGGTACAATTCCAGAGTGGCCAAGCACATCACATGTCAGACTTTACCCACATGTCTAGAAGAGATGCAGACAATTTTGGATTTATACCACAGGAAGGTGATTTATTATTATTTCCTTCTGCAATGATACATTATGTAGAACCACATAGTAGTGACTTTGAAAGAATATCTATTGCATTTAATAATAGTTTTAAAAGTAAACAAACTGGTGAAATAAACAAAGATTTGGGTGGACGACCAAGTTTCAATGATGTTATGGAGTTTAGTGTTTTACCAGATGGAAATCTTGAATTCCCTAAATAACCTTATATAACCAACCTTTCTAGGCATTTTAGGAGAATCATGGAATTGGAATCAATACATCTACTTTGGAATTTAGTACTTACTGGTATAGTAGCCCCATTCGTGTGGTTCATAATGCAATTACATAATGAAACAAAACGATTAGAAATATTATTAAATCGTACACGAGAAGAAATGAATCGTGACTTTGTTTCTAAAGAAGACCTAAAAAGAGATATGGAAAGAATGATGGACTCTTTAGATAACATCAATAAAAAAATAGACGATTTTTTACTTTCAAATCAAAAATAACATAAATAGTATTAGAGAAAATAAATTTCTAATAGGATTATGTTATGGCAGCTCCAAACAGCAAAGCAACACTTAAAGAATATGCACTAAGACAACTGGGTAAACCAGTGTTAGATATCAATGTAGATGATGACCAGATTGATGATATCATCGATGATGCATTACAATATTTTGCAGAGTACCACTATGATGGTACTATTCGTACATTTTTAAAACATCAAATTAACGATAACGACCTTGCAAACCAAAAACAGGATGCAAGTATAGGTCAATCAACTACTGGTTCACATATATCTTCTAATATGACATTTAAAGAAGGACAAGGATATGTTGTTCTTCCAGAATCAGTATTATCAGTATTAAGAATATTTCCATTTGTAGATAAGTCTGGACTTAATATGTTCGACTTAAGATATCAATTAAGACTAAATGACCTTTATGATATTTCTTCTACATCTATCATACAATATGAAATGGTACAAAACCATATTCAATTACTGGACGAAATTCTAATCGGTCAAGTTCCAATTAGATTTAATAAAGCACAAAACAGATTATACTTAGATATGGATTGGTCAAATGCAGTTACATCTGGTGAATATATTTTGATAGATTGTTATAGAAAAATAGACCCAACACAATTTACAGATATATACAACGATGTTTGGTTAAAGAAATATGTCACTGCATTAATTAAAAAACAATGGGGTCAAAACTTATCTAAATTCGAAGGAGTTCAGTTGCCTGGCGGAGTTACTCTACAAGGTAGACAAATCCTAGAAGATGCAAACACAGAAATTGAAAAGCTAGAAGAACAAAGTAATTTATTACAAACCGAATCTGCTCTAATGATGGGTTAATATTATGCCTACTAATGTATATTTTAATCATGCAGTTCAATCAGAACAAAATTTGCATGAAGACTTGGTAGTAGAATCTCTTAGATTCTATGGACACGAGTGTTTTTACTTACCACGAACAATCGTAGATGAGGATGAACTCTTTGGTGAAGATACAGCATCTAAGTATGGTGATGCATATCAAGTAGAAATGTATATAGAAAATACCGAAGGATTTGATGGTGAGGGAGACTTACTATCTAAGTTTGGTGTAGAGGTACGAGACCAAGCAACTTTTGTTTTATCAAGAAGAACATGGGATAGATTTGTATCATTAGATAGTAATCTTGCAGTAACAACAAGACCTAACGAAGGTGATTTAATATACTTCCCTCTTGGAAACCAAGTATTTGAAATAAGGTTCGTAGAACATGAGAACCCATTTTACCAGTTAGGTAAACTTAATGTATTCAAACTACAATGTGAAACATTCGAGTACTCACATGAAGAGATTGATGTAGGTATTGCAGAACTAGATAACATCGAAGACCAATTCTCATATCAAGTATCAATGACACTTGGTGCTGGTTCTGGAGACTTTGTAGTGGGTGAAACTGTAACACAAACAGTTGCAACTGGTAAAACTGTATCTGGTAATGTAGTAGATTACTCATCTCAAGGTGCAACTTCTAAAACACTTAAAGTTAATAATATTACATTTAGTGATACAGATGTACCAACTGGTAGTACTATGTTTGTATTATCTGCACAAGCAGGTGCTGGTAATATTGTAGGTGCAACTTCTAATGCTACCAGAGTAATTACAACTGCACCAGACCAATATACAATGCCTAATGACCCACTTGCAGATAATAAAGACTTTGAAACAGCAGGTTCTAATATCATAGACTTTAGTGAAAGTAACCCATTTGGAAACCTATAAATATAATTATGGCAATATGGTATTTGAATATGTTACAAGAAGATGAAAAAAGAATGAAAGATTTTGACCAAAAGTATCACGATTATTGGCAAAGTAATCGAAGAGCAGAAGTATATAAAAGTGTTCAAGGACATTGGGGTGTTCGATTCTTCGAAGACAAGATGTGGGTAACAGATGAAATATATAAAGGACATAGTGAAGTATATGCAGAATCAGCTGCAGAGAATTATGTATTAGGAATCAAAAATGTTAGGTAAAGCACATTTCTATCATGAAGCAATCAAAAGAGCAGTATCAGTATTTGGTACTATGTTCAATGAGATTGATATTCAAAGAGATGTTGATGGGTCAGCAACTCAGAATGTAAGAGTTCCTTTATCTTATGGCCCTAAACAAAAGTTTATTGCAAGATTAGATTCTGCCGCAGACCTTATGGACAATACAAAGTCAAGGGTTGCAATGACTTTACCAAGAATTGCATTTGATATTACAGGATTAACATACGATGCAGAAAGAAAACTTGGTAAATTAAAACAATACAAACTGCATGATAGTAGTGACAATACAGTTTTAAGAACACAGTTTGCACCAGTTCCTTATAATATAAACTTTGGTTTATATATTTTATCAAAAAATACCGAAGATGCATTACAGATTGTAGAACAAATTCTACCATTCTTTACACCAGACTTTACAGTTACAATGACTACAGTGCCAGGCACTAATGAGAAAAGGGATGTACCTATTATATTATCAGATGTATCTTATACAGACGAATACGAAGGAGACTTCCAATCTCGTAGAGTTATTACATGGAATCTAAATTTTGAAATGAAAACATACCTATATGGTTCTATATCATCTTCTGAAATTATTAGAGATGTTCGTGCAAGAACCTACATATCAGACGATGGTCAAGTAGACTCGACTGCTGGGAGACAAAGTGAGATTAAACAAGTACCTAATCCAACTGGTGCAAGTCCAGAAACAAGTCCACTAAATATAACTGAAACAATAAACTTTTTTGATGGGAATGACTCAGACTATAATACTGATAAAACCAATATTTAATTATGAAAAAATCTATAGATGAAAAACTAGATGAACTTCTAGACATCAACAACGAAGCAGAAGAAGTCGTTAAAGAAACCAATAAACAACTCATTCCTAGGGACTCTGGTGGTCGTTTTGCAGAAAGGAAGGGTGAACAACAGGTTGACTATAAATACACCAGAAACACGCTGTATGGACTTGTAGAGAGGGGTCAAGATGCTATTGAAGGAATCCTAGACCTTGCAAAAGAAAGTGAACACCCGCGAACCTATGAGGTCGCAGGACAATTAATTAAAACAGTATCCGAAACATCTGAAAAGTTATTACAAATACAAAAGATGATGGACGATTTAGAAGATGATAAACCCAAACACCAAACAACAAATCAAAACTTGTTTGTAGGGTCTACTGCTGAATTGCAGAAACTATTGAAGAAACAGAATGCCGAAACCGAAGAATGAAGGATATCTAGGTAATTCCCAAGTAAAAAGAAGTGGGGTTGCCGAAGAATGGGATGACCAAAAGGTTCAAGAGTATTTAAGATGTACTCGTGACCCAGCTTATTTCATATCAAAATACATAAAAATCATATCACTAGATGAGGGGTTAGTACCATTCAAACTCTATGAATATCAAGAAAATCTTATTAATCACTTTAATGATAACAGGTTTAACATTGTCCTTGCCTGTAGACAATCTGGAAAGTCAATCACAGTATGTGCCTACCTTCTTTGGTATCTCTTGTTCCACCCAGAACAAACAGTGGCCATACTTGCAAACAAGGGTGCTACAGCAAGAGAGATGTTATCTCGTATAACAACCATGTTGGAAAATGTACCATTCTTTTTACAGCCTGGCACTAAAGCACTAAACAAAGGAAGTATTGATTTTGAAAACAATTCTAGAATCCTTGCATCAGCAACTACTACATCATCGATTCGTGGTTTATCTGTTAACCTTCTTTATCTTGATGAGTTTGCTTTTGTAGAAAATGCAGAACCATTTTATACTGGTACATATCCAGTAATTACATCTGGTAAAAACTCGAAGGTTATTATTACATCTACTGCAAATGGAGTAGGTAATATGTTCCATCGTATCTGGGAATCCTCAGTTACAGGGTCAAATGAGTTTGCAAACTACCAAGTTAACTGGAATGATGTGCCAGGCAGAGATGAAAGGTGGAAAGAAACTACCATTGCAAATACATCTGAGTTACAGTTTGAACAAGAATTTGGTAATTCGTTCTTAGGAACAGGGAGAACATTAATACCATCTAATGTAATTTTAGGACTAATGTCTGAAAATCCTCAAGAATTATATGGTCAATGTAGGGTTTATAAAAAACCTAAACCCCATCATGAGTATATAATGACTGTTGATGTTGCAGAAGGTAAAGGATTAGACTACTCAACATTTACTATATTTGATATACATGATGGTAATATGTTTGAACAAGTATGTACATTTAGAGATAATATGATATCTCCTATGTTATTACCAGATATATGTGCAAAATATGGTAAGTTATATAACGATGCACTTATTATCGTAGAGAATAATAATCAAGGTACAATGGTATGTAGAGAGTTATATTACGAACTAGAATATGAAAATATGTTCATGACTAGTTCTGTAAAAGCAGATGGAATAGGAGTTAGAATGACCAAGAAGGTCAAAGCACAGGGATGTGCAGCTCTTAGAGAGATAATGGAAGAGAATAAACTCTATATAAGAGACTCAGACACTATCCAAGAGTTTGCAACCTTTGTATCAAAAGGACAATCTTGGCAAGCAGATGGTGGTTGTCATGACGATATGGTGATGAATTGTGTTATGTTTGCATGGTTTGTTAGTACACCATTGTTTAAAGATATGTCAAGTGCAGACTTAAAATCTATGTTATATGCAGAAAAACAAAAAGAAATCGAAGACGATATAGTCCCAATAGGTATTATAGGTACTGGTCATGATAAGTTATTCAAAGAAGGTGGAGATGTTTGGACAGTTGTGGATAATGATGACACTTATGGGACTTTTTAAAATCAAAGAAATACTAAATACTATGGACGAACAACAATTAATGTGGTTCTGTCAGAATAGAAATAAACTTTTTATGGGAGAAAACTAAAATGGCATTTCAAGTATCACCTGGCGTACAAGTCAGAGAAATCGATGTTACAAATGTAGTTCCAGCTATTTCATCAAGTATTGGTGCATTCGCTGGTGAATTTAGTTGGGGCCCAGTTGATGAAGTTAGAACTATATCATCCGAGAAGGAATTGGTAGGAGTGTTTGGAGAACCTAAAGACGCAGGTAGCGATGGTTACAATACTGTACTTGGGAAGAAAGAACACTTTTATTCAGCTGCAAACTTTTTAAAATATGGAAATAATTTAAAAATAGTTCGTGGGCATAATGGTATTGCCGCAGGTCAAACTGGGCAAATGCTTAATGCAACAACAGGTTCAGCTGGAATACTAATTAAAAACCCTACACATTACTATGAGTCAAACTACCATTCTGGTAGTGCAGCTGGTAGTGCTGGATTATTTTCAGCAAGATGTGTTGGTTCTCTTGGTAATAGTTTAAAAATATCTATGTGTACAAGTGCTAATGCATTTTCACAAGCTTCTGTTACTACTGTTTCCGATAGTAGTATTTCAGTAGGTCATACACAAATTACTGTCGCAGATGGTACTAAATTTGTGGTTGGTGACTTAATACAGTTTGCGAACTCAGCAGATGTATACAAAATATCAGCAATATCATCAAATGATATAACATTCCACTTGAACACAGATAGTTCACAAGGTCTACAAGTTGTACCAACCAATGGTTCAAACATTGCTAGAGGGTGGGAATTTGCAAGTAACTTTACTAAAGCTCCTGGCTCTAGTCCAGATGCACTTGCAAATAGTTCATCATTAGATGAAGTGCATGTTATTGTTATCGATGAAGATGGTAAGATTACAGGTATACCTGGCGAAATCTTAGAAGTATTTGAAGGACTGTCACAAGCATCAGATGCTAAAGATTCAGAGGGCAACTCTAACTACTATGTTGATAAAATAAGATACAACTCTAACTACATTTTCTGGACAAACCACGATTCAGCTACAGATGAAGCAGGAAAAACATTCGCAGGAGCTGGAGCAGCTTTTGACCAACATACCTTACCTTTAGGTGGGTCTTTGTCACATGGAGTAGATGGATATCCTTTATCTTCTGGAGCAAAAAACACAGCAAACACCACATTTTTTGGTGATGCTGAAACTCAAGATGTTGACTTTATAATTGCAGGCCCACTAGATGGGTATGCATCTGGTAGTGTAGTATCTACACTTGCAGAAGCAACAACTCAAGCAAATAATTTAATCGCATTATGTGAAGCACGAAAAGATTGCATGGCAATCATTTCACCTCGTAAAGCTGATTGTGTAAACAACAGTGGAAGTGAGTCAACAAGTGTTATTGCATTTGCAGAAACATTAACTTCAAGTTCATATGCAGTAATGGATAGTGCATGGTGTTATCAGTACGATAAGTATACAGATAACTTCTGTTATATACCAGCATGTTCACATACAGCAGGTGTAATGGCAAGAACTGATTCCGATAGGGATGCATGGTTCTCACCAGCAGGATTTAGTAGAGGACAAATTTTAGGTATTACTAAATTATCCTTTAATCCTAACCAAGCAGAAAGAGATGCACTATATAAGAAGAGAGTAAATCCATTAGTAACATTCCCTGGCCAAGGGACTTGTTTATTTGGAGATAAAACTTTACTTTCAAGTGCAAGTGCATTTGATAGAATTAATGTTAGAAGATTATTCATTGTCATGGAGAAAGCAATCGCAACTGCAGCTAAATTCCAATTATTCGAATTTAACGATGCATTTACAAGAGCTCAATTTAGAGCAACGATTGAACCTTTCTTGAGACAAGTAAAAGGAAGACGAGGAATAGTAGATTTCCAAGTTGTTTGTGATGACACAAATAACTCACAAGCAATTGTGGATGCAAATCAATTCCAAGCGTCTATATTCGTTAAACCTAATAGAAGTATCAACTTCATCACACTAAACTTTGTTGCAGCTAGGTCTGGTGTAGAATTCGAAGAAGTGTATGGTGCAACTAATACCCAATATGGAAACTAAGGAGTAAGACATGGCAACTATAGATGAATTTAAGTCACAGTTGATTGCTGGTGGAGTTCGTTCCAACAGGTTCAAGGTCTACATTCCTCAAATGGGTGAGAACATAGAATTTATGTGCAAGACTGCCGCAATTCCTGGCTCTACCCTTCCAGTAGTTGAAGTCCCATTTAGAGGACATAAACTCAAAATAGCTGGGGATAGAACTTTCGAAGATTGGACAGTTACAGTAATTAACGATGTAAACTTCACTGCTAGAACAGCATGTGAACAATGGATGGAAAGCATACAAGAGTTAGATAGTGGTGTTGGTGCAACAGACCTAGAATATCTAGCTTCAAGAGCTACTATATCACAGTTGAATCGAGACGATAGTATCATTGCAACATATGAGTTGTACAATATGTACCCTCAAACACTTGCACAAATTGATTTATCATACGATACTTCTGATGAAATACAGACTTTTGATGTAACATTCAGTTATTCACACTGGGAAAGAACTCTTTAATTAGAGTTCCTTCTTTAGTGTTATAAATATATATTATGGAAATATTTGGATTTGAAATAAAGAGGAAAGACGCAGAGGAACTAGCACCATCCTTTGTTGCTCCTATTAATGACGATGGAGCTCAAGTTTTAGAAGTTGGGCAAGGTGGTTATGCAATAGGTGGCGGAATGGCCCAAGGGACATTCGTAGACATGGAAGGTGGAATTAAGTCTGAACAAGACTTGATTCTAAGATACCGAACAATGTCATTGATACCAGAGGTTGATATGGCAATTGACGATATCGTTCAAGAAGCAATTTCTTCTAATGATTTAGATGCACAGGTTGGTATCAATCTAGATGCAACTAAACTTTCAGATTCAATTAAATCCAAGGTTAGGGATGAATTCTCAGAGGTCTTACGACTTTTGAGATTCAACCAGACCTCTTCTGAAATATTCAGAAAGTGGTATGTAGATGGAAGAATGTACTTCCACTTACTAGTCGACCCAAAGAGTCCTAAAAAAGGTATCGTTGGGTTAAGAATGATTGACCCTCTTCAAATGAAAAAGGTCAGAGAAGTTAGTAAGAAAAAAGATAAGAATGGTGTAGAAATTGTAGACAAAGTAAAAGAGTTCTACACTTATAATCAAAGTGGTTTTGAGAAAAACCAGTCCTATGGTGGACAGGGTGGTCAGACCCTTATGATATCACCAGATGCAGTTGTTTACACTACCTCTGGAATGATGGATGCAAACAGACGAAACATCATCGGTTATATGCACAAAGGATTGAAAGCAGCTAACCAATTAAGAATGATGGAAGATGCACTTGTTATTTACAGAATATCAAGAGCTCCAGAAAGAAGAATATTCTACATTGATGTAGGTAATCTTCCGAAGGCAAAAGCAGAACAGTATCTTGCAGATACTATGACTAGATATAAGAATAAACTAGTCTACAATGCAGATACAGGTGAAGTCAGAGATGATAGAAAACATATGAGTATGTTGGAAGATTTCTGGTTACCAAGAAGAGAAGGTGGAAGAGGAACAGAGATTACCACCTTGCCTGGCGGTCAGAACCTAGGTGAAATAGAAGATATTATATACTTCCAAAGAAAACTGTTCCGAAGTTTAAATGTACCTATCTCTAGGTTAGAAACTGAAAGTGGTTTCTCTTTAGGTAGGACAACTGAGATATCAAGAGATGAGGTTAAGTTCTCACGATTTGTAGATAGACTCAGAATGAAGTTTAGTAGTATGTTTATGGATATATTACGAACTCAGTTGGCACTGAAAGGAATTATGCCAATTGAAGAATGGGAACTTGAGAAAGAGAACATTAGGTTCGATTATCAAAAAGATTCTCATTTTGTAGAAATGAAGGATGCCGAAATCTTAAGAGAAAGGGTAACTTCATTAAGGGAGTTGGATGAGTTTGTTGGTAAATACTATTCTCAACAATGGATTAGAAAGAATGTTCTTAGACAATCCGAAGAAGAAATAGAAATGATTGATGGACAAATCGAAGACGAAAAAAATAACGAAGATGGGGAAGGAGAGGACTCCTTTGACATGTAAGAGGTAAAATATTATGGCAAGAGAAGATGTTAAAAAAGTAATAGATTCAATTGAAGCAGGTGATAATGTTAGTGCATCTAACGCTTTTAGTGCAGCTATGGTTGATAAACAAAAAGAAGCAATCGATACTAAAAGATTGGATGTTCAACTGGATTGGTTAAACAAACAGGAACAACCAGCAAATGAAGAAATTTAAAGAATTAGTTCAATCATTAGATGAAGTGAAAAAATTCAAATTACCTCGTGGTGAACAAGAGGTAGATTCCTACATGGAAAAAGGTGCAAAAGGAAAGAAAGTACCTATCGTTATTGCAAAAAAATCTAATAAATATAAAGTTTATGTAGATGGGCAAGAACTTGCAGTTTACAATAATGAAAAGTTAGCAAGGAAGAATGCAAAAGAGTTAATAAAATTATTAGGAGAAGACCTTAGTGATTTTATAGAAGAAGTTTTAGATGAACCGAAGATAGAAGATACTCTTGGGTTCTCGAATGGTTTGAAAGGTAATCAAACCTACAACGATGTTGCAGAAAAGATTGCAACTATAAAATAGGAGAAGACATGTTTTTAATTTCAGAACAACAATCAGAAGAAGTAAATCTTATTACTGAGGTTAATAAAAATGGTGGTAAGGATACTTTCATTGAAGGTGTTTTTCTTCAAACAAATTTAAAAAACAGAAATGGTCGTGTTTACCCAATGGATATCATGGAAAATGAGGTAAATCGATACAATAAAGAATTCATTAAGAAGAATCGTGCATATGGGGAACTGGGTCATCCAGAAGGCCCTACCATCAATTTAGAAAGAGTTAGTCATTTGATTACTTCTTTAGAGAAAGATGGTAACAATTTTGTCGGTAAGGCAAAAATAATGAATACTCCAATGGGTAATATAGTTAAAGGACTGTTGAATGATGGTGCTAAACTAGGCGTGTCCAGTAGGGGTATGGGGTCAGTAGCCCAGAAAAACGATGCACAATATGTCCAGAAAGATTTCATGCTTGCAACTGCAGCTGATATCGTGGCAGACCCTTCTGCACCAGATGCTTTTGTAGATGGTATTATGGAAGGTGTTGAGTGGATAAATGAAAGCGGTGTAATTAAAGCCGTAGAGATTGAATCATGGAAAGACCAGATTCGACAAACCAAACAGCGCCAATTGGATGAGAAGAAATTAGAAATTATGAAAAGTTTCTTCTCTAAACTATAAAAGTTATAAATACATAGTAAAGAACAAATAATTCGTTCTTAATTTGTAATTATAGAAATTTACATAGGGGATAAACACATGTCAGATGAAATTAAAAATCAAGACGAAGTAATGGAAGCGTCAGCTCCTGTTGCTAATAAGGGTGTTGTTACTCCAGAAAAAGACCCAGAGAAGTCTTCTCTTGCATCTGTTGATAAAGCAGGTGATGCTACTAAACCTAGTAAAAAAGAAAAGGTGACCAAGATAAGAAAGATGCACCTCAGAAATTATCAGCTTCTTATAAAGAAGATACAGATAGTGAAGAGGAAGTCGTAGTTGAAGATTTAACTAAGATGGAAGCTCTTAGGAAAATTATCGAGGAACTCAAAGGTTTTGAAAAGGAAGACATCCAGTCCTTAGTCAATGAAATGATGAAGAAAGATGACGAAGATGAAGACGATGAAGATGAAGATGAAAAATCTGAGTCAACAAAGGCTGACCTTCTAAAGAAAATTGCTGAACATTTCAAATCAGAGGACGAAGAAGTTGTGAAAGAATCTTTAGCTGCAATCTTAGAAACATCTAAAAAAGATGATGAAGAAGATGAAGACGAAGAAGAGATGGATGAAGCATCTATGAAGATGGCATCCAAAAAAGATGACGAAGACGAAGACGAAGACGAAGATGAAAAATCAGAATCTTACGATATGTCAGACGACATCGATGCTCTAGTTGGTGGTGAAGACCTTTCAGAAGAATTCAAATCAAAAGCAAGAACAGTTTTCCAAGCAGCTGTATCTGCAAAAGTTAGTGAAATCAAAGAAGACCTAGAATCTCAAAAGAGAGACGAAGTTGTTGAAGTATCTAACGAAATCAAAGAAGAATTAGTTAATAAAGTTGATTCATTCTTAGGTTATGTTGCAGAAGAGTGGGTAAAAGATAACGAACTTGCAATCGAAAGAGGACTTAAGTCTGAGTTAACAGAAAACTTTATACAAGGACTTAAATCATTATTTGAAGACCATTATGTTGAAGTTCCAGACGACAAATTAGATGTTGTTGACGAACTTGCAAGTAAAATCGAAGAAGTAGAAGCTAAACTAAATGAAGAAGTTTCTAAAAACATCGATTTATCTCAAGAAAGAGATGAACTTGTTAGAACACAAGTGGTTGGACAGGTTTCTAAAGACCTCACTGAAAGTGAAGTCGAGAAACTTACAAAGTTAATTGAAGACATCGACCAAGATGAAAATTTTGAGTCTAATGTTAAAACAATTAAGGAATCTTACTTTAATGACTCTAAAGAGACTTTACAGTTAGATGAGGAAGTGGTTAGTGATAGCGATGAAAATACTTCGACCAAGGTAAACCTTGACCCAAGTATGGCTGCATATTCTGCCGCATTAGGAAAAGTTGACCCTAACAAATATAGATAGGTCAATTTTAAATATTAACACTTTTTAAAAATTAAGGGGATACATAAAATGTTTATGTCAGAAACTTTACAAGAGAAGTGGCAGCCAGTATTGAGTCATCCAGATTTACCAGAAATCACTGACCCATACAAAAAAGCTGTAACTTCTGTGGTTCTTGAGAACCAAGAAAGAGCCTTTAACGAAGAAAATGGAATCCAAGGATTAACTGAGGATGCACCAATCAACAACGCTGGTGGCGCTGTTGGTGGAACAGGTGTAGACAACTGGAATCCTATTCTAATTTCTTTAGTTCGTAGGTCTCTTCCAAACCTAATCGCATACGACATCTGTGGTGTGCAACCAATGACTGGCCCTACAGGATTAGTATTCTGTATGAAGGCTAGATATAACGATAATACTTCAAGACTTGCAATGTCAGAAGCATTATTTAACGAAGCTGATTCAGATTTCTCTGGAGCAGGAGCCCAAGCAGGTACAGACCCATTCGGTGATGCAGCTGCTTATGCAACTGGTACTGGTATGACTACTGGTGCGGCAGAAGCAAAAGGTGACAGTGCGTCAAACGCATTTGCATCTATGGCTTTCACAATTGAGAAAGCAACTGTTACTGCTAAGTCTAGAGCTCTTAAAGCTGAATACACAATCGAACTTGCACAAGACCTTAAAGCAATTCATGGTCTTGACGCTGAAACAGAACTTGCAAATATCTTATCTGCTGAAATCTTAGCTGAAATCAACAGAGAAGTTGTAAGAACTGTTAACTTGCAAGCAAAAGCTGGTGCTCAAACTGGTGTTGCTAACGCAGGTAGATTCGACCTAGATGTTGATTCATCTGGTAGATGGTCAGTTGAGAAGTTCAAAGGCATGCTTTTCCAAATTGAGAGAGATGCTAATGTAATCGCAAGAGAGTCAAGAAGAGGAAAAGGTAACTTTATCCTTTGTTCTTCTGATGTAGCTTCTGCATTGTCAATGGCAGGAATGCTTGACTATGCTCCAGCACTTAACACTGAATTAACAGTTGACGATGCTGGTAACACTTTTGTTGGTGTTCTAAATGGTAAGTACAAAGTGTACATTGACCCATATTACACTCTTGACCCAGTAAGTGGTCACAACAACGAAGGTTACATGACAGTCGGTTATAGAGGTTCAAACCCATATGACGCTGGTGTTTTCTATTGCCCATATGTTCCATTACAAATGGTTCGTGCAATTGGTGAAAACTCTTTCCAACCTAAGATTGGTTTTAAAACAAGATATGGAATGATATCTAACCCATTCGTGGAAGCGCTCCTAGTGATGGTCTAGCTTCAGCTGGTTCAAACTTCTACTACAGAAAGGTTGAAGTAGAAAATATTCTATAAACCTAAAGTCGTAGACTTTTCTAAAAGGGACTCTTCGGAGTCCCTTTTTTTATTGTTATAAATAGAAAACTGGAGGCAGTGATGACTACTTATAGAGGTATCAAAGTCACCAAAGAAAATTTACATATTGAGAAATCAAAACCTCAATCTGGAATTTACAGAGGTGTCAAACATGATGCAATCAAGTCAGTATCTTCGAAAGGTTCTAAAGAAGGAATCTATCGTGGAACTAGACATGTTGCATAATTAATGGAAGGGGAGTGTCAAAACTCCCTTTCTTATTTGTATAAATACTAGTATGACAAATAGACAAATAACAACTGCATCGTGGGCTGGTAATCTTCCAGATAATTTATCTTATCTTGCACCAACTCAATTTGAACTATTAGTTAAAAAACTACCTAATACAAAATACTTTTCAACTGGTGTTAATGTACCATCTGTAGCTGTTGCAGAGATACAACAACCTACTAATCTGGGTTTAAATGTAAAAATTCCTGGCGATAAACTTAATCTAGGTGAAATAACTGTTACTTTTATTGTTGATGAAAATATGGAAAACTGGACTGAGTTATACACATGGATGTCTCAACTTACTAGTTCTACAGACCCAGAGAAGTTTAGAAGTCTTGTAGGTGCAAATAGAAGAGCAGATTTACCATATGATGGTAGTGGTGATTACGATGCATTGTATTCAGATATGACAATCGTAGTGACTACAGCTGCAAATAATCCCAATAGATATATAAGAATAGAAGGTGCATTTCCTACATCGTTAGGTGAAATTACAATGGATACTACTGTAGCAGGTGGTTTATCATATGTAACTTGTACTGCATCTTTCCAATTTACAAACTTTGAAATAGCATCCACATCATAAAATAAGTGGACAAATACCAGTTTAATGGTATAATTATAGTATGACATTAGAACAAATACAATCTATGTGGAAGGAAGATTCTGTAATCGACCAAATCGATTTAGATAAGGCATCTTTACAGACACCCTCTCTACATGCAAAATATCTAGAACTCCTAAACGAAAAGAGACTATCTCTTAAATCGTATGAGGTCAAGTATAATCAACTTTTAAAGACTAAGTGGATGTGGTACACTGATAAGTTATCTAAAGAGGAAATAGATGACTTAGGGTGGTCTTACGACCCATTTGATGGGTACAACAAACCTTTAAAGTCTGATTATAGTTATTACTTCAATGCAGATAAAGATTTGTCTGATATGAAACTAAAAGTCGAATATCTTACAGAGTGTGTAGATGCTTTGAAAGAGATACTAAATATTATCACATGGAGACATCAATCAATAAAGAATGCAATTGATTGGTTAAAATTTACTAACCCAGCTGGTTAATACATTATGCCCTCATTTCTTCCAGAACCTTTAATCATACAGTCTCGTGCAATATCACCAGATATATGTAATGAAATTATACAGTTGGGTTTAGAAAAATCTGAATTAAGTTTTGGACAAATTGGTGGTGGTGATGATGGATTTGAAGAACATAAAACTCGTAAATCTGGTGTGGGATGGATGGATAGAAATGC